TCGTTTCAAAACTGCGCACGGCGGCTTCGAGATCGACGCCGGCCGACAGATCCTGAATCAAGGTGCCGATCACCGTATTGCGGAAGCGTGCGGCGTGATGACTCGCGTTGAGCCAGACAAAGACATTGCGATCACCGCTGTTCGCCAATTCTTGGTATTGCTGTTGCAACTTTTGAAATTCGCGAATGGCCGACAGATGCTCTTCGCCGCGATAGAGTGACTTGTTGCCGATCAGGTCGAGAACTGTCTGGAAGGCATCTGCCGACAACTCGTCCAGCCCTCGCTTGAACACTTGGGCTGACGATGCATACTCGCCTTTTTTCTCAGCCGGACTGGCCGTAAGATGTTTGGAAGCGACGGCTGCATGAAAATGGTTCCAGCGACGCGTATTACCGTCGCCGAGACGCTCGACAGTGGTGATGGCACCATAGGCACCTTCCTTGGTCCGGAACAGGCCGGTAACTGGATGCGCCTTTACCGACTCCGACAGAGATCCGGCGACGACATCATATGGTTGCTCAAGGCCAGCCGCATCCCACACCGATACCATTTTGCCGTCGACGATGGCAACCACGTTGCCGATATTGCGCACGAAGTTCTTGCAACAAGAGCAGTCGTGCTCCGTGCGTTCGCGGAAAATTGGATTCGTGCCGGCGGGGAAAGCGGCCAGATACTGCGCCCAAACGTCGTCGCCAGACATCGCGACGGTGAACAGTTCATGCTTGGACATACGGTCAAAATTAGCCTTGATAACCGTGGCAAACGGATGGAAATCTGACATTGCTCTTCTCCCTGTAATTCAGTTATGCAGCCTGGCGCTGCGGTTCGCTTGCGTGTCAGCCGATCGTCAGGCGATCCGATTTCACGATCCTGGCTCCCGGCACGTCCTTGCCTTCCTTGATCGCTGCGCCGATCGCTTTCTTATCCGGCTTCGGCTCAGGTGGCTTCGGTGTGCTCCAATACTCTTTCGGCACTTGATTGGCATCGAACACGTCCACGGATGCCTCGCGCTCGATATAGAGCTTCACGTCGATCGTTCCATCGTCTGAGCGGATTTGTGTGATGCCGGTCTGTTTCATGGCGATGCGCATGTAATCCCGCAGTCGTTCTGCGCGCTTTTCGTGTGCGCAGGCCTTGGCGTCCAGTTGCTTGAGTGCGGTACGGATCGCTGCGGCCGTGGCCTCCTCGTTGAGGATGAAAGCCGCTACGGCTTGGCCTTTGCCTTCGAACTTCGCCAGCGCAGTGCCGAGTTCTTCCGACATCTCGCCCGTCTCCGGATCTAAGCCGGTCTCAAGTAGAGGCAAGAGGTCATTAGCGACTTTGTAGAGAGTCAGTCCGGACATGGTTACACCCCGTAGGAATATTTGCCACGATAGGGATTCGCGAAGGGGATGTCAGAACTATCAAAACTGTCTGGCGTCGAATATCCTTTTCGCGGCTTTTCGGCTCGTTGTGCTGGCGCGGAATCTGCTGCAGCCTGCTTACTACCATGCATCTCGATTTCGTCAACGCGTACGTCCGGACTGATCTGCTTGCCGCCGTTTTTGTCGGTCCATTCGCGCAACGTCAGCATGCCAAATACCGTAACTGGTAGCCCCTTTGTCAGATGCGGCGCAAGCGATTCGCCGCGCTTCCCGAACAATGAGCATGCAAACCAGTTTGTCGTTTTATTGTTGCCAAAGCCGACATCTGAAGCAACGCGGAAGTTAGCAATCGCATCACCAGATGGCGTATAGCGAACTTCCGCATCTGCTGCGAGTCGGCCAGTCAATGTAATCTTGTTCATATCAACCCCCACTTGTTTTTTGACTTGATACCCTCGTACTGCTTTTTCAGGGCTGTTTTCTGAGAATCATTAGCCTTTGAGAAAGCGGGTCCGAAGATGGATTTCAATGCATCAAAGTCACTTGCCTCTTCCATGGCAAAACCTACCGTGTCCATGTCGTCATCCGTCAGACCTTGTGGCCGCGATCGTGGGATTGGTTCGTGAGTAGTCAAATCAGCATCGTTATCGCCCTCGGTCGGGATGCAGAACGACTGCATGACGGCATATTTGTATGCGGCTGACATGGCCTTATTCGTGGATTTGTCAGCCGAATCCATGGCCTCGCCATATGTCTTGATCGTATGCTTCGAGCCATCTTCCGCCGACACGAAATCAAATTCGACTTCAACCACGGTATAGAACAATGCACCGCCCTTAGCTGTCTGCCGTTCAGTCTGCTCGCGGCTCAAAACGCGTGGCAAGATGCACAACTTGTTGGTTGCCAGCAGAGGCGAAAGCGCATTGAATATGTCGTCAATGCCACGGAACGAATAGCCTTGCTGTTGATTCTTTCGATCCTTGGCGATACCTTGCTCGCCGATTTGCTGCGTTATTTCCGCTATTGCTTGATATACCTTTGCTGTCGTCATGATTTCTCGCCTCTTCTGGTTAAAATGGCAGATTGTGCCTCTTGATATACTCTTCCCGCTCGCGCTTCTCTTCTTCGCCCAACTCAAACTTGACCGATGTCACCGCAGGCGTAGGACGTGACGCCAGGTACGCAAGGCGCTCTTCCTCCGTACTCACTCGCCTCTCAACATTCTGGAACCGTGCTTGTAGCTTGGCTCTGAGTTCATCAAGACTTAGGTAATTACGCTCTGCACGGTCCTGCGCATCGACCAATCTTTCACCCATTCCCATGATTTCCCATCTTTTACATGTCTGCCGTTTGCGTGAAGTCTGAGTGCTTCAGGCGAATACTAAGCTTCGCTCAGGGCTTTTTTTGCTTGCGCCGATCTGAAATCAAAATCGTCAAGATTGCTTTTCCCGATATTGCAGTCTTCGCACAGGATCTGCAGGTTTTTCAATTGAAGAGACAATTCTGGATATAAGCTTCTCGGCTTGATATGGTCAACATGCAAAACAATTCCATGCTCTGCCGCACTTCGACCGCAACACGTGCATTTCCCCTCGCAAAGAGACAAGGCGAGATACCGGAGATTTCTCCATTCTTTGCTGGAGTAAAAATCGTCAACTACCTCATGTTTATTTTTTAGATTTCTTGCCGCTGCATTGGTGGCTGATTTTAGCAATCGCATATCACGCATCGCCCGCAAAGACGCGTTATCTTTTTGCGTTGGAATAATTGGATAATAGATGCTTCCAGTGTCGTGCCAATGCTCAATGGCTTTTTCAAGATCAAACTTTTTGATGTGGCATCCATCGATATATCGAATGCCAATTAACACCACTATTTTTCTCGGCGTAATTCCGCGCTTAAGATAAATATCCTGAGGGTAAAGACCGGCATCAAGAATATAAGCAACGGCGTGTTTTTTGGCTATCTTCGACATCTTGCGATTCCAATCAATTTCAGTTAATTGAAACGCAAAAAGCCGATTGGGTTTTCTGCGCTCCTCGCTTGGTCGGCGGACGGTGGAATTTCTTCCTTGGAGCGCAGAAACCGAATCGGCCTCTGCTTGCATACTGTCCGCCGACCAAAGCTAGACACGCTCAATTTAGCAATCATTCTGATTTCCGTCAAGCACTTTGTTGACATTCGTCATGACCGCCTCCAAATGCGGCGCAACATCGCCAGTAGGCGGCCAGCGAGGCATGTTTGATGGCGGGTCATCTGATGCGCCTAACTTTGGGCTGCTTCTTCGTATCCGTCGCCAACTCTGCCCGCACGCGATCCAGCGTCACGCGAATGTCTGTCTTCGTTGAGTGGACGTATTCGCGATCCGGATTGCATATGTGCCGAGTGCCGGCGTATTGCTTGCTGTGGAGTCTCTTCATTTTTCCCCTTCCTATGCCTTTAATAGCAGAGGTAAAATTGCTATCAGAAAGAACGCCTTATCCATTTCGTAGTGATTCGAAAAGTGATCTTTGTCTATCGTTACCGCGTGAAGTCTCTGAACGGCTTGCTGAATAAGCAGGCGCGTGCGGTCAACTTTGTCTGGAACTATTGCAATGACAGACAAAAGGATGCTCTGCGATGGAACCGAAAATGGTTGACTGGATTTGACCTTAGCTACCTGACCGCAGGGAGCGGCAAAGAACTTGGTTTGAATGCAAACACAATTGGACAAATTTGCTTGCGGTATGCAAAGTCTAGAAGCCAGCACAAAAAGCCGTACCTTCGTTATCGTGGCAAAAAGTCCCTTGGATGGATTCCAATTAGGGGTTGCGACCTGAAGCGCGAAGGTGATGCCTTCCGCTTTGCCGGTAATACCTTCCGCGTGTTCAACAGCCGCCCCCTGCCGGAAGGCAAGATCAAGGACGGCACGAACTTTTCCCGAGACAGTCGCGGCAATTGGTTTCTCAACATCGTCATTGAGGTTGCAGAGGCTGATCGCCGCGAGCCCATACAAGGCGTCGGTATTGATCTCGGATTGAAGGACTTCGCCGCCATGTCCACGGGCGAGAAGATCGCCAACCCGCGCCATTTCTACGAACTTAAGGAAAGGCTCGCAATTGCGCAGCGCGCCAGAAAGAAGCGCCAGGCTGCCAATATTCACGCCCGCATTGCCAATGCGCGGCGCGATTTCCACCATAAGCTCTCCACGCGCATCGTCCGAGAGTTTGATTACATCGCCGTGGGCAACGTGAACGCGGCCGGACTCGCCAAAACCAGCATGGCGAAGTCTGTTCTTGATGCTGGCTGGTCGTCCTTCCGAGACATGCTCCGCTACAAAGCGATTGCGCACGGGGCTTGGTTTGAGGAGGTGGATGAACGATTTACCACGCAGGCGTGCTCGTGCTGCGGAGCTATCTCCGACAGCAGTCCAAAAGGTCGGGCCGACCTGAATAAGAGACTTTGGACTTGTAGCGAATGTGGCGCTATACATGATAGGGATCAGAATGCTGCTCTCAATATCTTGAAAAGTTTCAGTCTCGGTTGCGGACATGCAGCCCCTGCTCAGGGAGTCCCGCCCCTTTAGGGTGGGAAGATGTCAAAATACAATCCAGCAGCAGCGCACAGGAAACACGCCAGCGTTACGAAAGAGTCGCGGTCAAATGCCATGATTGCTCCTATGCGTGTAATAAACGAGACGTTTCAACGCGCAATCGAAATACATTGCCCTCCACGGAATAGCCACCTTCCCAAGCAGGATGTAACGCAGTTCGCGCTTCTTCCGGTCGATCAATAACGAGTCAACGCTTCCCAATTTTTTGCCTGACGCGTCAACCACGGGACAGCCTTGCAGACACTCGGTAGCGGCTCTCTCAACAGCCTGGATGCGCTCGAATCGATTTTCGTGGGCGATATTCATTAGTCATCCTCGCAGGAGCCATTCGCGACACATTTTTTCCCGAGATTGCAGCGCACTCGGTAGCATTTGCTTGGATCTCTTGCGGGCGACAGGCAATCATCCATCGCAGACTTTTCATACTTATCGACCGCTTCAAAAATGCGCTGCAACATGATTTCCGCTGGAATGCGGTCTCTCTGTTCTGCCGCACATACTTTCAGCGGAGACTCTGCAGTCCAAGTGCGGCCATCTGGCGCAATGAGAGTCCACGTTCCAGTTTGCGGAGGTGCTGCCTGCAATTTTTCATCGCTCACGATTGCGCCTCCCAAGCCTCAGACGCCATCTTTGCCAGCTTCACGCACCGCGCGATGTCAGGCTCTGGCGATGCGTAGTCGATTCGATTGCCCATCACTGCGCCTTGCAGGATGGATTTGTAGGCGTCCCATGCGCGGGCTTCGTCCTTGACAGCCTGGATATCGGCGTCGTTGACAGGCCAGTCGCGATCGGCTTTAGATGGCATGATCGTCCTCGGCCTTCGGCTCGTACGTGATCGCCAGCAGCTTCGCGATCTTGTCTTCGATCGCATTGATCTTGCGCTGAGAGTTGGCGCGAACCGATTTCAGCTCTTCGCGGAGCGCAGCCACCTTGCCATCGATGAGCGCCTGCCTTTCCGGGATTGCCATCGTGATGGTCGCTTTGCCGACGTAGGTATATCCTTCGTTCTTCGGGTAGTCGCTATCCTCGCGGCAGAAGAACAATTGAGTAACATCGAAGTCAGGCTTTGCGAAGTCGTCGGGACCGATCCAATTGCAATACGTCGGAATCCAGACTGTTACTTCCTGCGTGATCGTTTCCATTCGCACTCACTCCTTGTAAATTCAGCTCGTCACCGCTTCGCGGCGACCCGTGACCCGAGATCAGAGACCTACTGGCTTGGTGCAGCGGAACCCGATGTAGTCGTAGCAGTTGACCGGCCAGTCGCAGCCGAGAAAGAACACGCCGGCACACGAGCCGGAGCCCCAGCAGCCGCTGCGGATGAGCGCATAGCTGGACCAATCACGTGCCCCGTCAGGGCGATAGCCCATGCCTTGCGCCTGGCTGTATTGAGATGCGGTCGTGAGATAGGGAGAGTCGGCAGGGATCTTTCCGGCGAGGCCGTCGACATTTCCGGCGAGGTCGTTGATCATCCAGCTCCAGAGATGCCCGGCGAAGTCATAGATACGGTCGCCGGTCGACAGCACATGCCAGCGGCGCTCTTCCGGATCGCTCGGCTCGTAGTCGTTGCGCTGCGCGCATGACAGGGTCCCCTTGTGCAGGCCACGGTAGACGTGACCCTTGCCGACTTCGCCGCCGGTCCAGTTCGCCGGCTGGTTCACGATGTCCCAGGCGAGAGCAAGATGCTGGCTGCCGGTGATCAGACCGCCGCCGGCGTTCTTGCATGCCTGAATCGCAGTAGCGAAATTGATGTTCACGCACGGAACTTCGGTGCCCGAGACGTACGCCTTGCCGTCATCGCCGACGCAGTTCATGTACTGCGCCACCTGGAACGCCGGAACGACCAGTCCGCACGGCAACTTCGATTCGGGGAAGACGACGTAGCCGGGCTCGGCGGTCGGCGCTGCGGGACGCAGCAGATCATCGATAAGCGACTTCGAGCCGTCGATGATCAGACCTTCCTCGCGCATCACGATCAGGTACAGGCCAGATGCCGGGTGGACCAGCTTTGTCAGGCCGTTCCACTCGTCTTCGATCTCCATGTCGGTGATCGTGCGATCGGGCAGGGTGGCGGTGATGGTGCGGCGTTCGGTCAGGCTGATATACATCGTGAGTTCTCCCTATAAATTGAAGTTGGCCGAGACTGCTTCCTGTTGCGCGTCGGCGGGGCACTCCCAGCCGTCAGGCATCCGTACTTCGGCCAACACTGGAGCCCCCAGGATTCGAACCTGGACGTGCAGCCACGACTCGGGATTTACAGTCCCGTGGGTTAACCAATTCCCCCAAGGCTCCAATGTTGGCCCTGCCTTTACTGCTACCGGGGCAGGGACCGGCGCCGTCTCTCCGGCTGTCACGGTGCTGTGACCTTTAGCGCTATTGCTTGCTTACTTGCCCATCTACGCCCGGCCGGGGAATAGGTGTTTCGGCTCACGCTGGACAATCACCGTTTTGCCCGCTGCTCTTTACTACTGCAATTCAATTCATCGCTTCCATCTCGCGCAGATCCGCCCGTATCGCGTCGTACAACTTCACCGAAGGCGGAATCTGCACTCCACACACATGCACGCTCAGAATCTCCACGTCAGCTGCGGCGCCGACATCAGGCTCGGCAGGCTCAACGATGTAGCGCACAGACAGTTCGAGTTCGCGCGTTAGCGTGGTGGTGTGGATCGTGCTCATGGCTTACTCGCAGTGCGGCATGGAGGGGAGTGATTCGCCAGTGGCAACCCACAGACCGCCACGCCAGCAAAACAGATCAATCGCAAAACGAGCACTATTCGCGCTTGCATTGATTTCGCTGATGGTTGCTTTGCGATAGCCTCGCCGCGCAGCCTCTGCCTCCAGAGCTGGGAATTCTGGCGCCTCGCGGTATGCGCGTGCCGCCTCTTCTCGGCGCTCTTGGTCGTGTTGTTCGTAAAGGTCGATTGCCATCTTCATCCCCCTGAATAGTTGCCAGTTACTTGCCGGAGACCGTGAATAGAACCGGCATCTTTATCTCTGCGCCTTAGGTCGCTTCGATCCGATCTTTTGAAACTGTTCATCCCGTCGGGTTTGCGGAGTAGTGCGGGACGGTTGTGATTTAATTGATAAGGGCAGAGCGAGCGCGTGCAAAGATGCGCGGCAAGCCACAATCTGCGGAATGGCGTGTGTTGGACGTGACGCCCAAACCGACGCGTTCATGGAACGGAGTCCACGCAATTTCGCGGTAATACATGCGCCCATTAATCCATGTCGGCACCAGCACAACGAAGTATTTGCCACTGCTGAATTCGGCGAAGCAGACGGTTCCTGCTTCCTTCATCGCATCCGCCCGTGCCTTGATTCGGCGATACAGCGTCACGGCACGTTTCACTTCCACCTCTCCGCACTTCGATTCCTTGCCGGCCTGCTTGTGATATGCGTTCATGGCTGCCCTTGGTTGGTTTGTGTTGCGTTGAGATGATTATCTGATTTAGGATATGCGATGTCAAGCAATTTTTGGGAATATTTTTCTTGCGTATTATCCGATCAAAGATTAACATACTCGATATGAATGATGAATTCAAAATTATCGCAGAGGACATTCTCGCCGCCGGCTACACATTTACCCGCGCAGCAGAGATTATTGGGCATGGCTGTACTCAGCCCATGTTGAGTGAACTGAAGAGCGGAAAACGTTTGATGCCGCTTTATCACCCTGGTGCGGAAATTGTAGCGTTTCATAAGCGCCACGTCCTGCCAAAACTAAAGCGAAGGGATAAGTTATGAAAACGTCAATACCATCGCCAACCAAAGAGCAAGTCAGACATTGGCTGGCGGATCAGATCAAGGAACACAAGCCGATTCCGACGCCTGAGCAGGTCCGGCGTCAGTTGGGTTGGTATTTGGCGAGCAAGCCGCACTGATCATGCGGGATTACCCGCAAGAGGCTGTACGCGTCCTGCTATTTGCAGCCTCTTTGTTTGCATTCATTGCCGGCGTGATCGCTGGCCTGTTACTGAAATAGGGGAGGGAAACATGAGCGATGCATTGCCGCAAAAAGGCTCGAACGCCCGCAAGCTGATCGAAGCCATGCCGAAGGATAAGGGCGTTTCGAGGTCGCACATGCACCGGCTGATGCAGTCCATTGGCTACGGTCGCGGTCGCGAGAACGACAATCTAAAGCGGCTGGTCACGATGGGTTACATCGAAGAGTTCGGCGCCACGTTCCGTCATGGTGCGAAGGTGCGCAAGTTCTACGAGCCCGCGCCGGCTCCGTTTGTTCGCGAGGCGCGTCCGTTCAAGCCGCTTTCGCTGAACTACATCTCAGCCATGCAGCGCGCCATGCGCTTCGAGGACGGCCGCAAGCCGATGTCGTTTGTCACGATGCTGACGAGGTAATCATGGCGATCGACCAATACCCCGAATGGATCTGCTCATCCTGCGGTGCCAAACATGGAAACCGCATGCTTGATCGCGTCACTTGCTGGCACATGGGCACATGCGATATCTGCTGTATCACTGCGAGTGTGACTGAGCCGCGTGATTTTGGCCATCTGAAGGATGGATGGCAAGTAGCACAAGCGAAGGCGCAACGTGACTGAACCGATCGTATCGCGTGAATACGTCGAGCGCAAAGCCGAGGAAGCCTATGCGCTTGGCAAAACAGAATGCCCGTTCCCGCAAAACTCTGCGGCAGCGCGCGACTGGCACAAGCTCGTTTCGTTCCTGCGGGCGAATGAGAAGCAGCGGGAGGCAGCGTGAGCGACTATGAGTCATTCATTCAGTCCAAGTTCGTCGCGCACATCGCGACCGGCTTTGATTGCGCCGATATTGGCGATCATCTGATTGACTTCCAATCGGCATGCACCGGATGGGCGCTCAAGCGCGGCCGCGCAGCGCTGTTCGAAGATACAGGCCTTGGCAAGACCGTGCAGCAGGTGACTTGGGCACAGCGCGTCCATGAGCACACGAGCAAGGATGTTCTGATATTCGCGCCGCTGTGCGTGGCACAACAGACCGTCGAGGAAGCGGCTAAGTTCGGCTTTGAAGTGCGCTATTGCCGCAACCAGGAGCAAGTCCGCAAGGGCATCAGCATCACGAATTACGAAATGCTGGATCACTTCGATCCGTCCGCGTTTGTTGGCGTTGTGCTGGACGAGTCGAGCATTCTCAAGTCGCATACGAGTTCCACGCGCAATGCGCTGATCAATGCTTTCAAGTTCACGCCATATCGCCTTTCCTGCACCGCAACGCCGTCGCCGAACGACTTCATCGAACTCGGCAACCAATCGCAGTTCTTGGGCGTGATGAGCCAGCAGGAAATGCTGGCGACGTTCTTTACCCACGACGGCGGCGACACATCGAACTGGCGTTTGAAAGGCCACGGCCGCACGAAGTTTTGGGAGTGGATGGCGACGTGGGCTATTTGCATCCGGAATCCCGCCGATCTTGGCTTCGACGGCTCACGCTTCAACCTCCCGGCCTTGCAGTTGCACGAGCATGTGGTCGACGGCAACGAGCCGCTTTTCGGCCAACTCTTTGCGATGCCGGCTCAGACACTTGCTGAGCGCCGCGAAGCCAAGCGCGCCAGCGTGGAAAAGCGCGTGGCGCTCGCTGCAGAGATCGTGAACGCTGACCGCGAACCGCATATCGTGTGGTGCCACCTGAACGATGAGTCGACCGCGCTCGCGAAGGCCATTCCCGATGCCGTCGAGGTCACGGGCTCCATGTCTCCGGAAGAGAAGGAGCGCCGCATCATGGCCTTTACGCATGGCGATGCGCGCGTGATCGTGACGAAGCCATCGATCGCCGGTTACGGCTTGAATTGGCAGCACTGCGCCAACATGACATTCGCCGGCATGGACGATTCGTTCGAGTCCTATTACCAGGCGGTGCGCCGCTGCCATCGTTTCGGCCAAACACGACCGGTCAATGTTCACCTGATCACGTCCGAATCCGAAGGCGCTGTCAAGGCGAACATCGAGCGCAAGCAGCGCCAGCACGACGAGATGTCGGAGCAGATGGTCGCCTTCATGCGCGACCTGACGCGCAAGCAGATTCACGGCGCGACATCTAATACCGAATCCTATAACCCTACCAAGCCGATGCAGATTCCGTCTTGGCTTTCCGAGGCCGCTCAATGAACGTCATCGACCAGCACATCACCGATCGCTCGGCGCTCTACAACTGCGATTGCGTGGAACTCGCACGATCGATGCCCGACAATAGCGTCGATTTCAGCGTCTACTCGCCGCCTTTTATCAGCCTGTATGTGTTTTCGAATTCCGAGCGCGACATGGGCAACAATGCCGACGATGCGACGTTCTGGCAGCACTACAAGTATCTGATTGCCGAGCATTACCGCATCACGAAGCCGGGCCGGCTGGTCGCAATTCATTGCATGAATCTGCCGACCGCGAAGGCGCGCGAGGGATACATCGGCATCAAGGACTTTCGCGGCGATATCATCCGCGCGCACCAGGAAGCAGGGTTTATCTATCACTCGGAAGTCTGCATCTGGAAAGACCCGGTCATTGCGCAGCAGCGCACCAAGGCGATTGGGCTGCTCCACAAGCAACTGATTAAGGATCGCTCCATGAGCCGCATGGGCATCCCTGACTATCTGGTCGTAATGCGCAAGCCGGGCGAGAACGAGGAAGAGATTGCCGGTTATCTTGAACGATTTATCGGCACCGATGGCGAATTAGACGTTTCGCGCGACGCCTACAAGCAGCATTCCCGCGATGTGATCGCCGATGGTGGTAAGCCGTGGCCTTTTGAAATGTGGCGATCCGTGCTGATCTGGCAGCGCTATGCCTCCCCCGTCTGGATGGACATCAACCAGACGCGCACGCTCCAATATCGCAGCGCTCGCGAAACCGACGACGAACGCCATATCTCGCCGTTGCAATTGGACGTTATCGAGCGCTCGCTCGAAATGTGGTCTGCCCCTGGCGATCTGGTCTATACGCCGTTCCTCGGTATTGGCAGTGAAGCATATTGCGCGCTTAAGATGGGCCGGCGCGCGATTGGCAGCGAACTCAAGCCATCGTATTTCCGGGTGGCGATCAACAACTGTCAGGACGCTGAGACGGTAGCCGTGGAAAGCCAGCTTGATTTGCTTGGTGTCGAGGCCGCAGCATGATTTCTTCCACCCTCCACAGAGGCACTCTATCTCCCAGCATCCATGAGTGTGTCGAAATGGAGCAATCCCACATTGCGTTGCATCAGAAGGATTGAGCCCATGAGTCAAGAAGCCGCAATCATTCAAGCCACTAGTGCCGGCGTTAAAGATATGGCGGACGGTTCGCTTCGAATCACATTCGAGTTCGATCCGCGCTTTGCCAAGGACGCTTACGCGCTGTTTGGTGCGCGCGGCACGTCCTGCGCTATTGCCGCGTTGACTCAGGAAGCATCACTACAGGCAGCTCAGCAAGAAACCATTAAAGATCAACCGAAGGAACCTATCGGGCCGCTTTGCAGGCTGGCGGTGCAATTTTGCGCCGATCCGATGTTTCAAGAATGGCTTTCCTCGCTCACCCCCGGTGATTGGCCGCCGTTTACGGAAGAAGAGGCAAGGCAAGAGATTTTAAATGGTTGCGATATTGCATCGCGCCGCGAACTCGACACGAATAATGCCGCGGCTGATTTATTCCATCAACTCTATCGCAAGCCTTTCATGGCGTGGCGAGATCAGCGGAGCGCCGCATGAGAAATTACTCTGCCCCATTGACCGCCAAGCAGCAGGCCGTCCTCGACTTCATTCGCGAACACCTCGCCGAAAAAGGCTTTCCGCCGACTCGCGATGAGATTTCTACGCACTTCGGCTGGACATCGTGGAATGCGGCTCAAGTTCATGTCCAAGCCATCAAGCGCAAGGGATACATCAAGGTGGCTCGTGGCGTATCTCGCGGCATTCGTATTGTCGACCAGGGCGAGCGGTTGACATCTTCCAGCCCTAAAGGGCTAGGACTCCCTGAGCAGGGGCTGCATGTCCGCAGCCGAGACTGAACTTTTTCAAGATATTGAGAGCAGCATTCTGATCCCTATCATGCGTAACGCCACATTCGCCACAAGTCCAAAGCCTCTTATTCAGGTCGGCCCTACCTTTCGGACTACTGTCGGAGATAACTCCACAGCACGAGCACGCCTGCGTGGTAAATCGCTCATTCACCTCTTCAAACCAAGCGCCGTGCGCAATCGCTTTATAGCGGAGCATGTCTCGGAAGGACGACCAGCCTGCATCAAGAACGGACTTCGCCATGCTGGTTTTGGCGAGTCTTGCCGCGTTCACGTTGCCCACGGCGATGTAATCGAACTCTCGAATGATGCGGGTCGAGAGCTTGTGGTGGAAGTCGCGCCGCGCATTGGCAATACGGGAATTGATATTGGTGACTTGGCGGCGCTTATGGGCGCGCTGTGCCGTCGCCAACTTTTCCTCAAGTTCGCGGAAGTGATGCGGATTCCCAATCTTCTCGCCAGTGGACAGCGTTGCGAAATCTTTCAGGCCCAAGTCAATGCCAATACCGCGAACGGGTTCGCGCCGCTCAGCTTCCGCAACATCAATAACTATGTTCAAAAACCAGTTTCCACGACTGTCTTGAGAGAAGTTCGTGCCATCCTTGATCTTACCGTCAGGGAGCAGGCGGCTATTGAAGACGCGGAAAGTGTTTCCGTAGAAGCGGAATGCATCTCCCTCGCGCCTCAGATCGCAGCCTTTAATCGGAATCCAACCAAGAGACCTTTTGCCACGATATCGAAGGTATGGCCGTTTATTCTGATTTCGCGAACTCGTATATTGCCTGCAAATTTGATTGATTGTGTTTGCATTCAGGCTCAGTTCCTTACTACTTCCGGCTGTCAGATTATTCAGGTCAAAACAACTCGGCCAAAGCCTTCCCCATTTAATCGCGTGCTTCTGTGTGTCGTTACAGAAATTCCAGACGTAGTTACACGCGCGAGCCTGCTTGTTCAGCAAGCCGTTAAGCGACTTCACGCGGTAACGATAGACAAGAATCACTTTTGCTTTTTCAGATATTCATCAATGGCGCGCCGAATCAGTTCGGCGACGGGCAGTCCAGTTTTTTCGGAAAGAGCCTTTAGTCTATTTATGACCGGCTCTGGAAGGAATATATGTGTGCGCTTCATGCACACAATTATATCCTCACTTTACGACCACATTCAATCGAATGCGGCTCTCCCAATTGCGGTGAGGGTAGCCGCATGAAAGGCCGCGCTCCAACGAAAGCCGAAAAGGCACTCTGGCACGACATGGCCGGCATCGGCTGTATCGCCTGCCTGCTTGACGGCATAACCAATCCGTTCGTATCCATCCATCACATCGATGGTCGCACGAAGCCTGGCGCCCATAAGCTCGTTTTGCCGCTGTGCGGTCCTCATCATCAGCAGGACGATACCGACCCTCTCAGGCGCATCGCTGTGCATCCGAATAAGGCCCGCTTTGAGGCGAAATACGGCACGCAGATGGAGATGTTAGCCATGGTGATGGAAAGGATCGGCCGATGAAACCGCTGCGTCTTACTCGTCCTGAGCCAAAAGAGGCGCAAGTCCTTCGCGCCGTGCTGCGCGCGCTGGAACTTCATCCGGCCGTCGCCAAGGTTTGGCGCATGAATACCGGATCTGGCCAGCTTGTGCGTAAAAGCGGCGCCTCGCAATGGATCAAGTTCGGATTCCCCGGCTTGTCAGATATCTGCGGCTACATGGCCGACGGTCGCGCCATCTTTTGTGAAGTGAAGCGCCCCTCTGGCGTTGTCACTCCAGAACAAGCGGAATTTATCCAAGCTGCGCAGCGGGCCGGCTGCGTGGCATTCGTGGCGCGCAGTGCGGAGGACGTGATGCGCGAACTGCAGGCGAGAACATGAACGAACTTCCGAATCCTTTGACGCCTCCTGAGTGCGACCTGACTGACTTCCAATACATGGAGCTCGATGTGCGCCGGCTGCGCGACTCGAAATTCGCTGCGACACCGAACTCCGATGCGTTTCGGGCCGGTGTGATGCTGTGGTGTGCGGCTTGGCATCAGGTTCCTGCAGCCTCGCTTCCAGATGACGACGTGGAACTGGCAAACCTTGCTGGTTTCGGCCGCATGCCGGTGTCCGTGAAGGAATGGAAAAAGGTCCGCGCCGAGGCGCTTTACGGCTTTGTGAAGTGCTCGGACGGCCGCCTGTATCACGCCATCATCGCTGAGAAGGCCCTTGCCGCCTTTGGCGCCAAGCTCAAGCATGCCTACGACAAGTTTGTCGATCGCCTGCGGAAAGAGAACTCCCGGCGCGCGAAGGAACAACAACAACCGCTCGGAATTCCGACGTTTGAGCAATGGAATTCCGGCGAGTACCTGAATGGAATTCCGCCGGAAAGCCACAAAAATCCACCGGAAAGAAATGATGATTCCGGAGGAATTCCTGCGGAAAACCCTCTTAGAGGGAAAAGAGAGGGAAAAGAACAGAACGGAGAGGGAACGGAAAAGAACGGAGAGGGAGACTTTCTTTTAAAACCTTCCGATCCTTCCGGATCGGTTCCGGCCGACTCGCCGCCGAAAAAAACGCCAAAGCCAAAACCCGAAACCGACACCGCTCCAGCATGGGATGCGTACACGGCGGCTTACCGGCAGCGCTACGGCGGAGTGAGCCCGGTGCGCAACGCAACGACCAACGCGCAGATGGCGAATTTTGTCCGCAGGCTTGGCGCCGAGGCGCCTGATGTCGCGGAGTTCTACGTTGCCCACAACAAGGCCTGGTACGTGCAGCAGTCGCACGGCGTCGGGCCGATGCTGTCGGATGCCGAATCGTTGCGCACGCAATGGGCGACCGGCCAGCGCGTGACGGCGACCAAGGCGCAGCAGGCGGATAGAACGCAGACCAACGGGGACGTTTTCAGCAACCTCATCGCCGAGGCTGAGGCAAGGGAGGCAGCACATGGCAACTAAGGGGCCGACCAAGGCGCTGTTGCAAGCGATCGCCGTGACGGCAGAGCTGTGCGGCAAGACCTTTTCCGACGCATCTGCGCGGGTCTTTGCCGAGGATCTTGCCGACTATCCTGAGCAGGCCGTGCTGGCGGCACTGTCGCGTTGTCGCAAGGAGGTCAAGGGCATTCTGTCGCTGCAGGACGTGATCTCGCGCATCGAAGACGGGCGCCCTGGCGTCGAGGAGGCGTGGGCCATGCTGCCGGCGACTGAAGATCAATCCGTTGTATGGACCGAAGAGATGGCGCAAGCGTGGGGTATTGCGCTGCTGCTATTGTCGGCTGGGGACAAGATCGGCGCTCGAATGGCGTTCAAGGAGGCTTACCAGCGACTGGTGACGCAGGCGCGCGAGCGCGGCGTGGCACCAAGGTGGACGCCGTCGTTTGGCCATGATCCGGACGGCCGGCAACCGGTCATCACGGAAGCGGTGCGATTGAATCGGCTGACCCTCGATCATGGGCTTGCACTGCTAAGCGGCCAGGAGAGGCAAGACATGTTGCTGTCGCTTGGCGTGACCAATCACCCGCTGTTGGCTGCACCGGACACCCAAGGACGCGAAAAGGTCAAAGCGCTTCTTGCGACACTCAAACCGAAAATGCTTCCGGAGTGAGTCATGACGCCGAAAGAAACCGAAAAGCACAGATTTCGTTGCGAAGTGCGACGAGTTTTGGCAATGCGCGCCGAAAGCCAGTTCAGGGCGCAGAACTACTTGCAACTGGTCCGCGATCGTCGCGGCAACGATGCTGCCGATATTCTGCTGGATGCCTGCACGAAGCAATGGGAGCGCGGCAATCGCGGCGAAAAAGGATGCTGGAAATGAAAAGCCCAGAGAAAGCCGAAACAGGGCATCTGAGAAGCGGTGGTCCGCTCATGTTAATGCCAACGAAGGCAGGGCAGCGCAAAGGTGCTATTGCTGCCAATCGCGCCAATGCCGAACGTAGGAATCCAGCGAAGCCGATCGAACTTGGATGGAAGGCTAAAAAATGAAGACGCCCTACACCGATCATCTTATCGAGATCATTGAAAGCCATCCTGGCATTGCCGAGGCCGAATTAGCGGAACTCGCGGATTGCGATCCTGTGATCATCGAAGGTGCGCTGCGGGATGCTATCCACGATGGTGATGTGATCATGCGCGAATCGCTGGTATCGAAGCATCTCAAGGTGTACAGGTACTTCATCAAGTCGCAGATCGAAATGGTGCCGATCATGGTTTTGCCGCCACCAGCTCCGCCAGCCCCTGCACCGAAACAGCGAAAGGGAAGCAAGGGAATTCGGCGCGGCAGGAATTCGAAGACGAGCATCGCGCGGGACTGCGTGCAATACATTCGGGCGCACGGCCGCGTCAACCACGCGGATCTGAGCAAGGTCATTGGTAGCCGCTCGCCGCAGCATCCATCGTCCATCCTGCAGCACTCTCGCATGTTGGGCATCGTGAAACTTGAGGATGGATTTTGGACAGTTACCACGCAGGAGGAGCCATGCACGAATTTGCCGAAGCAATCGTAAAGATGACGCCCGAGCAACGACTGGCGGCGATCATCCTGATCCTGTTTGCGGTGCCGGTTCTCACGGCGCTGACAATCTGGATTCTGGAGAAGATCGAGCGCGCCATGCGATCAATGGCAGGCGACATCGAGCAGACGGTGGTCCTGACGCAGGCTCAGCACGTGGAGCCTGGGGATGTCATCAAAATTTGCCACCTGCGGTCCGGGCTGAAGCAGAAATCGGAGGTGCAGTCGGTTCGCGGCTCGATTATCCGCCTGCGGCCGTTGCGGTGGTGGCATTTCTTTCGGCGGGTGGAAATGGTGGCGGTGTATATCGTCGTTGTGGTCGGCACCTTGGTTGCCTGCGCGGTGCTTTGGCTTTAACAGGGAGGGGATATGGATCTGAAAAAGATATTCGAAACATACGGCGGTGACTACCTGGATTTTGAAGCCGTCGAAGTCAAACTCAGTGCTCGCCCAGATATTCACGCGTTTATATTGCTTGAGAAACTAGCTCCGGGAAACGGCGACATGGTATCTGCTGCCGAGCATGATGAGATTTGGCTTGATGTCGATTTGGAGGTATTGGCCTTCAATGCAACGGAGGCTGACATTCGCGACCTGATTCGTTGTGGGGTGCGCTACGACGACGATGTTGATTCGTTGGCGATGTTCGTCTAGCCATGCGCCCCTTAATCCTGATCCTCCTGCTATCCGGCTGCGCTGGCATCAAGCCTGCGCAATACGGCAATAAGCGAGAGCTAGGACTTGCGGAAAAGGATGGCGTGTCGATCGGCATTCGCGGTCGCTCGATCATCGTCAGGAAGGAGTTTTGAGATGACCATATTCGATGCGTTCAATATAGCTTCACAACTGCTTTTTTAGGGAGACTGACATGTTTGGAATCAAAAAGCTGATGAGCAAACTTAATGAGCGCCGCGAGCGGAAACTGGCAGAGCGGATTGAGCGCAACAAGGGTGCGGTGTCGAGTTATGCGATTGGTGAATCTGGAAAATCTTCTGATGGTGACTTCGGCACCAGTATGGCGGTCGGAGCGGCCACTGGAAGCTCAGTCATGGGCTATGCGGTCGGCGGCAGTCTACTTGGCGGCTTGGTAGGCGAATCGCTAAGCCAAAGCAACTCCCATAGCCAATCACACGAATCGAGCAGTAGTTCTTCGTGCGATTCTGGCTCATCAAGCAGCAGCGATTGGTCTTCATATTCTTCAAGTTCCAGTGACTCAGGATCATCCAGTTCGAGTTGGTCATCTGATAGCGGCTCATCTTCTTGCTCTAACTTCGACTGAGGTCATCATGAAATGGCTCCTGCAACCGTTGGCATCCAAGTTCTTCGCTTGGGCATATGCTGATCAATTAAATACAGCACACGCCTATATTCGTAGCAAGAAGTCGCAGGCGCTTCGCAACGGGAGGGCGCGGAGCGAATATCCAATGCGCGAGGCGGACACGGCCCAATATGTGTTGATGGTATTGGACCTATACCAAGGGGATGAAAAATGAAGACATCCGAACTTACCGGCGCATACCTCGATTACTGGACTGGTCTAGCTATGGGCAAGCCAGCCGACAGGATGTCCATCCGCCGCGCACAGCGTTCCAATGACCTGATATGCGTCTATAACGGGATTGTGCGATATGACCCGTCGACCAATCCGGTTAAGGGGATGGAGGTCATCGACGGGAACATTATTGAATTGCGCATGAAGGGCATCTGTTCGGCTTACGCAATTGCGCGCGATTTCACAAAGATATATGGATCGTCGTTCCTTGAAGCTGCTTGCCGCGCGACAGTTGGCTCTGTATTCGGCGCTGAAGTCCCTGACGTAGCGGTGTTCGTATGATCGCGCAATTTTCGCTTTTCGAAATGTTCGTCGCGCTGCTTGTGATGCATGCGCTGGCCGACTATCCGCTCCAAGGATCATTCCTCTCCGAGGCCAAGAATCCAAATACGCCACTTGGCCGTCAATTCTGGCCTTATGCGCTGTCGGCGCATGGATTGATCCATGGCGGTGCGGTATGGCTGATTACTGGAAGTGTTTGGCTATGCCTTGCTGAGGTCGTCGCCCACGCTGTCATCGACTTGGCGAAATGCGAGGGATGGTTCGGCATGTTTGTGGATCAGGCGCTCCATGGCCTGTGTAAGGTGGCATGGGTATTTATCGTGTTCCTGTGGCTGAAATGAAAAACAACGTCCTCGAAGAGATGCTGGCAATCCTCACTGCGGGTGGAAGAAACAACGGAGAGAAGTCGCGTGCGTTTCGGCAGTCTGCATATAAAGATCCAGCCCAAACGGTCAAGTTCGAGCGCGAGAAGAAGCTGAAGAAGGTTAAGAAATCTAAACGGAGGAAGTGATGAGGAATTTGAGGCGATATAGCGGCAATGATAAGCATTGGGGGCCTTTCACGCTCAGTAAGCATAGCGATAGTTGCTGGCGGCCGGTGGGGATCATGTTGGATTCTGGTGGAGATAACGAGGACGGAGGTTCAAAGGGGTGTAACTTGAAGCTGCATGCCTTGGGGCATACGTTGATTCTCGAATTGCCAAGAATTATTCCCGATTTCCGGATCAAGCATATTCCGGAATGGGATGCAGCAACGATTGCGCGTCTTGGTCGAAACTACTACTACGAAGTCTTTCCGCGCGAGTTTGGCTTCACGATTAGCGATGGCAATGTGCACGTTCATTACGGACCGCAGACGTGGGATAGCAAAACAACAAAATCCAAGGTGTATTGGATTCCGTGGATGAATTGGAGGTTTATCCGAAAAACCGCGTATGACACTTGCGGCGCGCATTTCTGGACTGAGTGGAGCCAGCGGCGTGGCGATCCATTTCGTAATTCATGGTTGGCCACAAAAGCCGTAGAGGATGCGTGCCCGACTGAGATTTTTGAGTTTGATGATTACGACGGCAAGCGCATTCGAGCGACCACAAAAATTGAAGAGCGCGAGTGGCGGCTTGGCATCGGTTGGTTTAGATGGCTCTCACTTTTCCGCGCCCCGAAGATTAAGCGCTGTTTGGATCTTTCATTTTCTGAAGAAGTCGGCCCAGAAAAGGGCTCATGGAAAGGCGGAACGGTCGGGCACAGCATTGAAATGCTTCCGAACGAAATGCATGAGGAAGCGTTCCGACGCTATTGCGAGCAAGACCATCGCTCGAAATACCGAAACTACCGAATTGCATACGTCGGCAAGGTTGCCCGCGAGCAGCGCGAAGGCGCGGAAAAAGCTATCAGCTAAAAGAAAAGGCCGCTCCAAGAAGCGGCCGAATAGGATCGTGCGGCTCAAATTTTAACAGGGAAAGGGCTGCTTGTGATAAATGGAACACTAAATCCGCCAAAGCAACTTGATCGGATCAAGACGCTATTGCACGAATGGGCGGCACTCAGTATCGATAACGTTGGTGGATATCCGCGCCAAGCGGCATTCGCCACTGAACGGGTCGATAACTGTAACCGCAGCACGGAAACCTTTTACGACGACGCGCCGGAAGAGATCATCAAGCTGAACGGCGAGATTGCCAAGCTGGCGCCTGGATTTAAGAGAATCATTGCCTTGGAATATCTTGATCGCCGGCCGCAGAAGACGAAAGCGGCTGTATTAGGCATTCCACGGCAAGTGTTCTCTGCGCGCCTTCTGTGGTGCCACGAGCAGCTTAACTTTGCGATGTTTGGAGGGTGAGATGGCAAGAAGCAGCTATATCTATATCGTTGAGCATCCGCATCAATACGCCAGCGTTGGATTTGTGCGTGCATTTACAGTGAAGCACGAGATGCTTTCTTGGCTTGCGAGATATACGAGTAAAGAAACCCAGATTCCGAAGGATGAGTTGGAGGTGTATCGAGTCCGCGACAATCAGCGCGACTACTTCTCGGCGAAGCTGGACTACATTCCAAGAGTTGAATGGATGCCGGAAGTGTCATGACAATTTAGCGCTATGAAAAGTGTCATGCACCAAGTACCATGTTTTTTGTATCCTCGCAGGTGTTACGCGAGTTCAAAGGCCCTTCCGTTAGCGAAGTCTCAAGTACCACTTGGGATATTTAGCTGCGGCGGGGCCTTCGCATTTCGGAGGCTGCCATGCGTCGATTCAAGCTGCGCGATGAGCGCAAACTGATGCCGAAGCTACAGGAAAAGCGCGAGCGCAAGACGCCTGACCACCGGTCGCCGGATTGGGTGCGTGATTTCTGGATCACGCGGAAAGCGCTGCTGACATGAACGACCCGCGCGAATGGCCGGTGTTTCTCACGCCTGCCCAGCAGGATGCATTTATAAAGCGCATGCAGGATGCACTTTCATCTGGCATTGTAATAGTGCCATCGGGCCTAAGCCGCGAGGAAATGCGTCAGTTCATTCTGAGTCACGCGGGCCAGAAATGAGCGCAGAGAACGACCGCATCCGCCGTCAACTCGGCATGGATCTGCCTGCCGGCAAGAACGACATGACGGAGACCATCTGCACGTCAAGGGTCATTCGCGGCGAGGTGATCTGCCAGCCCGGCGAGACGAAAAACGGCTTCAAGAACCTGTTTGGTGTACCGGTCAAGCTCATCATCAGGGATGGCGAGGTGCAGACATATGAATTGATATGGGACGAATAGGCCCATGAAGCAGACCGCTGCCGCAATCGTGACTCTGGCTGACTGCTTCACCAGCCCGAAAATGCCGCGCGATGTGGTTATAGCTTCGCTGGAGGCGCTGGTTCGGCTGGCGCTATCGGAGCATACGGTCGGACCGATTCTCGCGATGCAGGCGGATGTTGAGCGTGTAGGCGAGATATTGGCGGAAAGCAAGAAAGCGGCATGAAGTGAGTTGATTGTCGGATGGGTGCGCTAATGCCGCGCATCGTAGAACAGACCGGCAAGGGAAACCACAGTCAACTCCCTTGATGGCGCAGGACTATCTGAGTTTTGACAGAGCATCCCCTTTCCGCGCTAGCAGGTAGGTTCCTTGCGCCATCACCTTTTCAGATACATCACCTCTCCTCCCTAGTGGTGTTTTAGGCCGTCCCGCTTAGTTGCCGGACGGCCATTTTTCTATATAGAGGCAAGCATGTCCCTTACAGATCAGATCGCGGCCGACCAACAGGCTGTGGCAGACGCGCAAGCGGCTCTGGATGCTGCAAACGTCAAGCTGGCGCAGGATCAAGCGGCACTTGACGCCGCCCAGCCGCATCTGTCCATGTGGCAGGAAGTCGAAGCCACCGCCAAGAAGTACGGTGGCGAGATCGAGACTGAGTTCATGAGCCTCGTAGCTAGGGCTCGCGCATTTCTGGATGTATAGGAACCGTCATGGCCGTACTGACCGTCGAAAAGCGCAAGAAGCTGGCGAGTGCCCTGTACGGGCTTCCTGGTGAGCGCAAGTATCCGATGCCCGACCAAAGCCACGCGGCGAACGCGAAGGCTCGGGCAACTCAACAATACAACGCCGGCAATCTGACTGCCAGCCAAAAGGCTGAAATCGACGCAAAAGCAAACAGGAAACTTGGCAAGTGAAGACTAATGAAAAGTTGTCGCTCTCAGATTTGCTTGAGCGCACTTTATCTGGCAAGCGAGTAGAGCCTCAACAAAGACTGGTTGGCGGCCGATATGGATGGGCAATTCACAGGTATCCAATTCGTGGCGGCCTCACCGTTGCTGAGGTTCTAGCAAAAAACATAGCAAATAACAATCAACTTTTCCAAAGACTGATTTCCAAACGGCAATCATAAACATAACTAATCGAGGCATTGGACTACTCCAATGATGAGAGATGGCTCGCCCAAGCAAGTTCACACAACCATTAGCAGATAGGATTTGCGAACGACTCGCAGATGGTGAGAGCCTGCGATCGATCTGTGAATCCGCCGATATGCCAAACAAAGCGACTGTAATGCGCTGGCTGGCGGATGAGAATCATCAAGCATTCTGCGACCAATACGTGCGCGCGCGCGAGGCCCAGGCTGATAGGTTGGCCGAAGAGATCCTTGAGATTGCCGACGACGGTTCGAACGATACCTATACCGATGAAAACGGCAATGAGCGCACGAATCAAGAGGTTGTGGCGCGCTCAAGGCTGCGGGTGGACGCCCGCAAGTGGCTTGCTTCAAAGATGGCCCCTAAAAAGTACGGTGACAAGATTCAGCAAGAAGTAAGCGGCGCAGACGGTGGTCCGCTGGTGGTCGAAATAGTTAAATTTGGTGCGTAGCAACACACTATGATGAGTGCCGAAAATATCGGTGTTGTATCGCAGTGATTGACGCGGCGCACAAATGAAAATCCGCCTTCCAAATAACTGGAAGCCACGCCAATCTCAGATGGGCGTATGGACCTATCTGGAAAACGGCGGCCGGCACGCTGAGCTAATCGCGCATCGCCGGTTCGGCAAGGATGAAATTGCGCTGCACAGGACTGCATGCGCCGCATTTGAGCGTAGGGCGTCGTACTGGCATATGTTGCCAGAGGCAGCGCAGGCTCGTAAGGCCATTTGGAAGGCGATCAACCCTCATACCGGCATTCGGCGGATTGACGAGGCATTCCCGGATGAGTTGAGGGCGTCCACGAACGACACTGAAATGCTGATCACGTTCAAGAACGGGTCATCATGGCAGGTGGTTGGATCGGACAATTTCAATAGCTTGGTAGGATCTGCGCCGGCTGGGATTGTCTACTCGGAATGGGCGCTCGCTAATCCGAATGCGCGCGCTTACCTGCGTCCGATCATTGCGGAAAACAATGGCTGGCAGTTTTTTATCACCACGCCGCGCGGAAGGAATCACGCATACACCACTTACAAAGCCGCAGAGAAACTCATGCGGTCTGGTGGCGATGCATACGCAGAAATTATCGATGCACGGCAGAGCGGAGTGTTCACGCCAGAGCAGCTTGATGCTGAGCTGGCCGCATATATAGATGACTTTGGCGAGGATTATGGCCGCTCAAAGTTCGAGCAAGAATATCTGTGCTCGTTCGAGGCGGCGAATCTCGGCGCCATCCTGGCTCGTCAGCTTGGCATCAATGAGAAAAATGGGCTCATCTCTGACGAGGTTGTGTTCGATGAGTTCGGCGCGCCGCTAGAGATATCGGCTGACATAGGCCATCGCGACAGTTCCACATGGTGGTTCTGGCAGCCCAAGATGGGCGGTTATGCTGTTGTCGATTATGACGGCGGATGGGGCATTGACGCTGAAGAGTGGTGCATCAGGCTTAAAGAGCGCATTAATAAGTACGTTCGCTACGATGGACAGTCTGCGCTAGGTCATATCTGGCTGCCACATGATGCGCGCGCTAAGACGTTCGCAGCAAAACGATCGGCGGTCGAAATCTTCATTTCTGTGTTTGGTGCAGACAGAGTACGCATTACTCCGCCATCGCGGATCGCGGATCGCGTGAACGCTGCCCGAGTTCTTACGCCTCGCGTCGAGTTCAACGCAACGAATTGCGGTCAAGGCTTAAACGGGCTGCGCGCATGGTCGTATGAATATGACGAGGAAAAGAAAATCTTCGGGAGTGAGCCTAAGCACGATTGGGCATCACACGATGGTGATGGTTACTCGTATGGCTGCCTGATCATGCAGCAGTTGCAGCCCCCTCCACCAGGCCCGGAAGCAATGCGCGGCATCACGGTGGGCAACAACACGGTGACGCTTGAAGAGTTGTGGCGATCAACGCCAAAACGCGACAACCGAAGGATTTAGTTCCCCGCATATAGCGGATTTTTAACCTAACGTCGAGAGACGCAGGAGATTGCAATGACGACAGTAAATCGTTCGCTACCTAGTAAAGTAGCAAACGGACTTTTTACCGATACGCGTGTTGATCCATACGGCAACGTGCTTACCGGGCCGCTAACGGTGATGCAGCAGGCGTGTGATGAGGGCACTTATTACACCGCAGTCAATGCCACGGACAACACCGCTATCACGGCGAGCATCGCGACTGCCTATTCGGGGACTGCGTCGACCTTCATCTCGCTGCAGAACAAGGATTCCAATCCGGACTCCGGCAGCGGCAAGCGCATCATCTTGGACTACATCAAGTTGATTGCCAAGACGGTGCCGGCATCTGCTACTGATTGGCGCTTCGTGATCGACGTTGACAACGTATTGACGCGCTTCACGTCTGGCGGCACTGCCATTACCCCGGCCAACTCCAACATGGGCGCGAACAATAGCTCAATCGCCTCGCTAAACGTTGGAGCGCTGACGACGGTTGCGCTCTCTGCCAATGGCCGCACTCTGAGCCGAGGCATCATCCGCTCTGCAATTCCGGTGACGCTTGATACGTATATCTTCACTTTCGGCGGCATTGATAAGCCAAGCGGCGGCATGATAACAAACGGCGCAAATGCCCAAGTCATGACGTTTAACTGCCCGCCGGCGGTGCTGACGCAGAACAGCACATTCTGCTTGTCGCTCTTCGGCACCGGTAATGCTGCGACTGCTGCCACCTATCAGCTTGAGATGGGCTGGATTGAGCGCTAATCATGGCGATCAATGAAAAGAACCCGGTCTCGCAAGCCGGGTTCCAGATCCGCAATGCGGCGCCCGGTGCGGTGCAGCCAATGTTCGGGAATGCGGTTGGCGCGGCTGGTTCGATCGGCGACCGCATCCAGCGCCTAATTGTCAACATCGCTAATCCATCGGTGGCCAATCTTTCCATCTTGGATGGAAACGTTGAATACCCGCTCATTGTGCCGTCTGCGCTTGTCACACCAGGTCCGATGCAGTTTGAGCTTGGCATTTATTCGGTCTATGGGCCGTGGTCTGTGCGTTGCGGGGCCGGTGTGTCGGCGGTGGCGATTGGATCGTTTAGCTGATGAAACAGGATCGCACCTCTGCTCAGTTTTGGATTGGGCAGATCGCCGCCTATGAACGCGAGTTCAAGGAGTGGGAATCCAAGGTCGAAAAGATCATCCAGAAGTATCGATCAGAGGTGCGCCCGACAACCACCAAGACGGCGCAGTTCAATATCCTCTGGTCGAACGTCCAGACGATCATGCCAGCCGTTTTTGCGAGGGTGCCGAAGCCTTCCGTAACGCGCAGATTCCGCGATAACGATCCTATCGGTCGTGTTGCGTCGCTGATTATCGAGCGCGGGCTTGAGTTCGAGATTGACCACTACCAAGACTATCGCTCGGCGATGAAAAATTCGGTCCTCGACCGATTTCTTGGTGGTCGAGGTGTGGCGTGGGTGCGTTACGAGCCGCACACCAAGCCGATTGAAGGGCTTGTCGACAACCCTGAAGACGGACCGCAAGTCACCGAAGACGTTGAGAATGAAGCGCGCGAGGAAATACCCGAAGAGATCGATTACGAGTGCGCGCCTGTAGATTACGTCCACTGGAAAGACTTCGGCCATACGCACGCGAGGACATGGGAAGAGGTCGGCGGAGTTTGGCGACGTGTTTTCATGGGTCGCGAGGCTTTGATAGAGCGGTTCGGCGAAGAGGTCGGCAACCGCATTCCGCTTGACACGCGCCCCGAAAAGGAAAAGTCATCGGTTGGCGGCTCTAGCGATGACCTTTACCAAGCTGCGATCTACGAGATTTGGGACAAGGTAACGAACAAGGCGCTGTGGGTCTCGAAATCCTGGCCGGAGACGCTGGATATTCAGGATGATCCGCTCAAGCTTGAATCGTTCTGGCCGTGCCCGAGGCCGCTGTATTCGACGCTCGGCAATGATTCGCTCGTTCCGGTGCCGGATTACCTGCTTTATCAGGACCAAGCGCTTGCTCTGGATGCGATCAGCGAGAAGATCGACAAACTGATCCAGGCTCTTCAACTGAAGGGCGTGCATGACGCCTCGATTCCGGAACTGAGCCGGCTATTTAGCGAGGCTGGCAACACTGATCTTATCCCGGTCGGCAATTGGGCTGCGTTTGCAGAGAAAAGTGGCCTCAAAGGTGCGATTGATCTGGTTGATCTACAGCCTATTGTGACAGCACTCCAGGCAGCCTATGAGGCGCTTGCCGAAATCAAAAACGAGATTTACGAAATCATCGGGATTGCGGACATCGTCAGAGGCGCTTCCGATCCTGGTGAAACGGCCACCGCCCAGCGATTGAAGGGTCAATTCGGCAGCCTTCGTCTTCGAGCCATGCAGTCTGACGTGGCGCAGTACGCGGCCGAGATTCTGCAGATCAAGGCGCAGATCATGTGCACCTTGTATCAGCCGGAGACGCTGCTCAAGACTGCCGCTGTAGAGGAAATGTCGCCAGAGGATCAAATGCTGATCCCGCAGGCGCTGGAGTTGTTGCGAAACCGCCCGATGAGGAATTTCCGTATCGAGATATCGGCGGATTCGCTCGTTCAGTTGGACGAGACGCAGGAAAAAGCTGATCGCATGGAATTCCTGCAGGCTGCAGGTGGATTCTTGCAAAACCTTGTTCAGCTTTCACAGTCTCCAGCGGCTCCCCAATTAATGCCAGTAGCCGTCTCGCTGATGAAATTCGGCGTGACCGCATTCAAGGTCGGCAAGGGGCTGGAAGGCGAGTTCGATAAGGCGGTCGACAACATCAAGACGATGGTCGAGCAAAAGGCCGCGCAGCCGCCGGCGCCACCTCCGCAGATTCAGCTTGAGCAAGTCAAGCAGCAGGGCGAAATGCAGCGTATTCAGGCTCAGGGTCAGATGGATGCGCAGAAGTTCCAGGCTGAACAGCAGGCCGAGGCAGCTAAGGAGCAGCAGCGGCTTTGGTTCGAGCAGCAAAAGCTAGCTTTGGAACAGGCTGCGCGGGACAAGGAAGCAGAAAACGACATGCGCGTCCAGCAATGGACGCAAGCCATGCAGGCGCAGCAAGTGGCACATCAGAATCAGTTGGAAGCGCAGCGCGCCGAACTGGACGCCAAGAATGATCGCATGATGGAGATGATGCGCCAGGAACGTGAGGATCTGCGCGAGCAAATGCGGGAACAGTTTGAATTGCTGATTACTCGTCTGAACAACGCCAACAAAATTGACGTTGCGGAAGTGAGTAAATCAACGACGTTGGAAGCAGCACAAATTGCCGCCGCAAATCGCGGGTCGCAGGATGACTCAACAACGGTGAATGACGATGGCTCGAACTAGGATTATCTATTCGCATGTAACCGGCAAGAAGATGGCCGAGTTCAAGGATGGAGAATTGGTGTGGCATTCGGACGAGTTCTATACGCCAACTGACGTAAATGCGCCTGTCGTCATGAATGACATCCAGCCATATCAATCGCAAATCGACGGATCGATGATCACTTCGCGCTCCCAGCATCGTTCGCATCTCAAGCAGCACCGATGCATCGAAGTCGGGAACGAGGTAAATCATCTTGTGAAGCAATCGAAGCCCCTTGCGCCACCTTCGGGGCTGAAGCAAACGCTCATTGAGGTGGCAAACGCAAAGCTTCGTTCGAAATAGCGAAGTCCTTTTATACCTAAACGCCGCGAGGCGCTGGAGATGTAAATGACAACTATCCGTAATCTGATGGGGACTGGCTCATCTGGCCAGGCCGCGCAAGCTGCTGTTGGCATGCCGTCGACTAGTCTGACGGCTACCGGAACGACGCAAACCGATGCGCTCGCTCTTCCTTCCGACTTCAATGTATTTACTACGGTTGCGGCCAACACGGGCGCAATTCTTCCGACCAGTTCGACATGTGATTGGATCACCGTGGTCAATCACGGCGCCAACACGCTGAAGGTATATCCGCCGACCGGTGGAAAGATCGCCAACGGCTCGGCTAATGCCGCTTTCAGCGTAGCTGCCACCAAGACTGCCCAATTTCAGTGCCTGGACAGCATCAATTTCGCCGCCTCTCTGTCGGCGTAATCACCAACACCTAACGCCGCGAGGCGCAGGGCCGGTCACTCGATGGCCGGCACAGACTTTAAGGAAACAACATGGCAGATGCACAGCGGACTACTCTGCGTGACATGCTGAGTGCGAGCATGGACGCGGTTGAAGGCGGCGCAGCGGCAACGATTCAAGACGCTCCACCGATTACCGAACCAACGCCAGATGAATCGCAAGTTGTCGAGGCAAATAACAACACAGATGATGGCAGGCCACGAGATGAGCAGGGGCGCTTTGCTGCAAAGGCAAAGGACGAGCCACCGCAAAAGGCCGAAGAGCAAAAGCCACCGGAGGCACAGCAGGTAACGGCTGAAAGCGCCGTCACGGCCACGCCAGAAATTCAGCGCCCGTCTACGTGGAAGAAAGAATACCTGCCGATCTACGACAAGATCGCCACAGGTCAATCTCTCACGCCAGATGAGGCAAAGAAGCTTGCGGCCTACACGGTACAGCGGGAGCGCGAGTATGCCACTGGCGTATCTACCTACAAGCAGGAAGCGCTAAATGCCCGTCATCTAAACGAGGCATTAGCTCCGTTTGCGCCGCTAATGCAGCGCCAAAACATGCAGCCACAGGATCTGATCAAGAACCTGGGCTCAACTTACCAATTTCTCGTTGAGGGCAACCCGCAGCAAAAGCTTCAGGCATTTGCTCAATTGGCCCAAAGCGTTGGAATCCCACTTCATGCGATCGCCCAATCTCAGGGCGGTCAGCTTGATCCGATTGTTCCGCAACTCATGCAGCACATTCAGGAGTTGAAAAGCCAGGTCAGCAACGTATCGAATTGGCGGGAACAGCAAGAGCAACAGGAAATTCAGCAGCAAATATCGAAGTTCGCGAATAACCCACAGGATTATCCGCACTTCGAGACGGTACGCGGGACGATGGGTCGACTACTCGAATCCGGACTAGCCCAAGACCTTGATACGGCTTATGCCAAGGCAGTACGCATGCATGACGACGTATGGCAGGAAGAAATGACGCGTCAAGCGTCGCCTTCTCAACCTGTCGTGCCGGCTCAGGACAAGGCGGCGGCAGCGGCAACGGCCAAAGCGAAAGCAGTCAGCGTCAAATCCGCAACACCTACCGGAACGACGAAGCCTGTGAACGCAAAGGATCTTCGGTCTGTATTGGAGAGCAATTTTGAATCGCTCACTAACAGCCGGTTTTGACATCGATATTCACAGGAGATAAATCATGGCATTTGCCAACTCTTCTGTCTCCGACGTCATCGCTACCACCATCCAATCCCGTAGCGGCGAACTCGCAGACAACCTGACCAATAACAACGCACTTTTGCGCAAGCTCCGTGAGCGCGGCAATGTGCGTCCCTTCTCGGGCGGTAATGTGATCTTCGAAGAGATCATGTACAACGACCCGAACACCAACAGCGCCAACAGTTATTCGGGTTACGAGGCAATCTCGATTGCCCCGGACAGCCCGATCAGCGCCGCGCAATTCAGCATCGTTCAGTATGCCGATAGCGTGACGATGAGCGGCCTGGAAATGCTGCAAAACTCGGGCAAGGAACAGATCATCGACCTGCTCGAAGGCCGCATGAAAGTGTCGGAAGCGCGTCTTCTGAACCGCATCGCCTCGGACATCTATCTGGATGGTACCGGCAATGGCGGTAAGAACATCACCGGACTCGCGGCAGCAGTTCCCGATGTTCCGACGACCGGCACCTATGGCGGCATCGACCGTTCGACGTGGACCTTCTGGCGCACCTCGAAGTATTCGGGTACGACTGATGGCGGCGCAGCAGTATCGTCTGCCAACATCGTCAATTACATGACGGCACTGTCGCTCAAGCTCGTTCGTGGTCCGGACAAGCCTGATCTGTATGTCGCCGATGGTACGTACTTCGGTTACTACGTCAACGCTCTGCAGGCAATCCAGCGCGTGCAGTCTGAGGGTGACGGTACTGCCGGCGCCGGTTTCGCCTCGCTGAAGTTCTATGGCGGCGGCATTTCGGCTGACGTGGTGATGGATGGTGGTATCGGTTCTAACGCGACCGCTAGCCACATGTGGGCACTCAACACGAAGTACATCTTCTTCCGTCCGCACAAGGACCGTAACTTCGTGCCGATCGGCGGCGAGCGTCAGGCTGTCAACCAAGACGCCATCGTCAAACTGTACGGCTGGGCCGGTAACCTGACTTGCTCTGGATCGCAGTTCCAGGGTGTGCTAATAGCGTGATCTGTATTGCTTAAGCGACGCACTTCCTGGTATCATGAATCTCTTTTATGAGAGGAGATTTGTATGCCGGGGGGAAGGCCACCGTCTGATCCAAAGCAGCGTTTTCTGAAGTTTGTGAAAGTTGTAGAAAGCGGGTGTCATGAATGGCAATCAACGCTCCATTGGAGCGGTTATGGGAAGTTTTACTATCATGGCAACCAAGCCCAAGCCCATCGGGTAGCTTACCTATTATTCGTTGGTGCTATTCCGAAAGGAAAGCTTGTTTTACACAAATGCGATAACCGCAAATGTGTGAATCCAGACCATCTTTATCTAGGAAATCATCAGCAGAATACCGCCGATAAAATGAACAGATTTAATGGTCTGTGGGGGCGAATGAAATATACGACTGAACAAATAAAGAAATGCATTGATTTGTATTCGCAAGGTTGGACTCAGCAGAAAATAGCTGACCATATGCAAATTGAGCAGACATCCGTGAGTCGCTTCGTGAGAGGCAAATATCTGAGACGAGATTAGAAAAGAGGTAAAAATTAACCCGCTTCGGCGGGTTTTTTTATTTAAAGGAAATATCATGGCATACACTATTGTTTCTCCGCACATTGGCGTGATGCAGATTGCGAACACCGACGCAGGCTATACGCCGGCGAATGCATCGTCTGCGGTCCCGACTTCCCCTATGTATCCCGGGATGGTCGTGCAGGCTCAAGATCCGACCTTCGGCATGGGTGAATTCATCCTGTTGAAGGGCGTCGCTTCTACGGCTGTCGGTTCTCTGGTGACCTACAACACCTCCAGCTATACCACGACCCTTTGCCCGGTGACGGCCAACCTTGGGCAGCCGGTGGCTGTGGCGATGGCCGCCAATACCAGCTCCAGCAACTGGGGTTGGTACCAGATCAGCGGGGTTGCTGTTGTCGCCAAGTCGACCGGTATTGCAATCGCCCCGAACGTCGCCTTGGGCATCAATTCGACTGCGAAAATCGGCGCCTCGGCATCCGGCAAGCAGGTTCTCGGTGCTCGTACCGCCAATGCTGCAACCGTGGCTTCGGCAACCACGACCATCAACGTCGTGATCGATAGACCCCATCTCCAAGGCCGCGTCACTTAATAGGCGTTCTGCCCATGCAAAGCCCTCGCTCACAAGGCGAGGGCTTTTTCTTTGAACCTAACTACTTGGGTACTCAATGAAAATCGAAGTTGTATGCAATACAGAGGACGAGGTTCTATTCCAAAACGTAGCGATCAACTCGCGCCGCGATTTGGAATGGATTACCGAGGTTCAAGCGCATGATGGACATGCTGTGATTGTCGGTGGTGGGCCTAGCCTGAAAAATTGCATTGAGACGATCCGCTGGCGCCAAAGCCTTGGACAGAAGGTTTTTGCGCTGAATGGCGCGTACGAATACCTTTTCGACAACGGCATTCGAGCGGACTATCAAGTGATTCTTGATGCGAGGCCGCAGAATTCCGCATTCGTTACAACGGATTCAAATTGCATTTGCTTGCTCGCCTCGCAGTGCGACAAGTCTGTATTCGAAAAGGCCGAAGAATTCGCTGAGGTGATGGTTTGGCACCCGAAGATCGACGGTATTGAAGACCATATGCCTGATAAGCGGGAATCACTGACGCTGATTGGCGGCGGCACGACGGTAGGACTGTCCGCGATGTGTCTTGCCTACACGATGGGGTACCGGAAGATGCATCTGTTCGGCTACGACTCCAGTCACGACAACGGCAGTCATGCATATGAACAGACGATGAATACCGGCGAGCCGATCTGCAAGGTCACGATGTTCGGCAAGACGTTCCGCACCTCATGGACGATGGCCAAACAGGCCGAGTTCTTCCCGCAGTTGTGCGATCAGTTAATTGATCTTGGCTGCATCATCACCGTAGATGGCGATGGTCTATTGCCGTTCATGACGCGTGAAATTGCGCGCAGGGCTGCCCTGAACCCGAGAACAGAACGCGAGAAATACGAAGCCATGTGGACCATGGCCGAATATCGCGAAACCGCACCAGGGGAAGAAGTCGCGCAGTTGTTTGTCGATATTGCCGGCATCAAAGCGGGGGATGTTGTCATTGATTTCGGTTGCGGCACAGGCCGTGGCGCCAAGCGTGTGCATGACCTGACTGGCTGTGAATTCATTTTGGTGGACTTCGCAGAAAACTCGCTTGATGAGTCTGTTTCATCCGATATCAGTTGGCATACGAGGGTCATCCGTGACCTGTCCATGTCACTTGATATCGGCGCAGAAAAAGGATATTGCACCGATGTCATGGAGCATATTCCAGCAGGGCAGGTTGATTCTGTCATCACCAACATCATGCAGGCCGCAGAACGAGTGTTTTTTCAGATCAGCCTCGTTGACGATGCATGCGGCGTGCTGATCGGGCAACCGTTGCACCTATCCGTGCATTCATTCGATTGGTGGAAGCGAAAATTTGAATCGTTCGGCCATGTTATCGAATGGGCTCAGGATCGCGGCGAATCCGCATTGTTTTACATCTCAAGGAGTGAATGATGACAGTTGATGATGTCCGCCTGTTGGCTACGGCTATTGCACACGCCACGCGCAATCCGGAGTCGGATGAGCCGGACAATACAGACGTATATGTGGAGCGCGTAGTCGCTGCGTTCCTTGAGTTGCAACCGAATACCGCGTCTCAAACAGTGACGCAGTAAGCCCTCCGCAAGGAGATTTTTAACGCCGTGAGGCGCTGTTCTTCCAACCACTTGGAGACCGACCTATGACTTTCCTCGCATCTGATGCGCAAAATCCCAATTTCGTTGGGGCGCATGATCCTGACGCACGTCTTGCCGTTCAGTTTTACGAACGTCCGCTTGAAAACGAATTCCAGAGCAATCTTCAAAAGCGGCCGATCTATGAAAACGTTGTCTTCGTCAAGATTTTCATCCCCGGCGATAAGCTGAGCGTGATTGACACGATCGCTCGCGACGAACACAAGCAACGCTTTCCCAAGCAATGGGCGGCATTCCAGAATCGTCAGGATGGCGGCGGAAAGTTTGTTGGCACGCCGATTACCGAATGGCCACGCGTGAACATGGCTCAGGCCGAGGAACTGAAAGGCCTCAAGTTCTTTACGGTTGAGTCCATCGCGGGCGCATCTGATGCACAACTGCAGGGCATTGGCATGATTGCCGGAACATCCGCTTTCACCTTCCGCGACGAAGCCAAGCGCTTCCTGATGGTTGCGGAAGCTGCTGCGCAACTCAGCGAAGCCGAACGCAAGCAGAAAGAGGCCGACGATAGCCTGGCCAAGGCCAAAGAGGATCTTGCAGCCCAAGCGGCCAAGCATTCGCAGGAGATGGAAGAACTGCGTAAACAAATGGCCGAGTTCATGGCAACCATGACGCAAGAGGCCAAGAAGCGCGGCCGTCCACCCAAGGGCGAGCAGGAGGCAGCGTGATGGAAATGTCAGAGGCAATGACCCATCCGGACGAAATTGAAAAGCGATGTGTTGCGCTGGTTCGTTTTGGGCCGTCTGGATTTGAGACTGATGGCTTTCGCCCGGGTGAGTACTACCAAGTCACGATTGACCCCGACAAGATCAGTCAATCCGGCCAATTCATTCGATTTGGAGACACGCCCGGAGATGAATTGATCGGCTGGCAGCGCTGCAAAGCGCTTTGCGTGATTGAGATCCTGGGCGAATGGGATGGGGAAAATCCGCCATCGCTTCGCTACGGCCCTCCGCATCTTACTCGACTTCTGGAGCAGTAATGTCCTCCACGATGCTGCAACTTATCCAGCAAGCGACTGGAGAACTCGGGCTGTCCGTTCCTACCTATGTGGCAGGAAATGTCGCTACCGATACGATTCAACAGCTCGCGCTCTTGAATGCGGTTGGCTATGAGTTGCAGCAGGATTTCGATTGGGAGCACGCGCTTACTGAATACCGCTTCACTACGGCATTTACAACCACGACCGGCAACACCACAAGCGAATCGGCTGTCATCACCAATATCCCGTCAACATCAGGTTTGTCGGCTGGAACGTACATGGCTGTCGGGACTGGCATCAACTCCGATACCTATATACAAAGCGTCGACTCGCTGACGCAAGTGACGCTTTCGCAGAACTGCACGGCGACGAATACGGGAATTTCGATCAATTTCTGCAAGACGAAATACTCCATGCCGAGCGATTTTGATCGGCCGATCAACAAGACGCAATGGGACAAAAGCAAGCATTGGGAAATGCTTGGTCCGGTCACCTCCCAACAGTGGCAGTTTTTGAAGTCAGGTTACATAGCGACCGGCCCGAGGATCAGCTTTCGCCTGATGGGCGGGTATTTTCAGATTTGGCCCGCCACAGCATCAAGCGAATACCTTGGTTTTGAGTACATGTCCAAGAATTGGGCATATGACTCCAACGGCGTGGCCAAAAGCTCGCTCACGGCCGACACCGATACTTGTGTCTATCCTGACCGCTTGATGGTTCTGGGACTAAAGCTCAAATACTTCGAGACTAAGGGATTTGAAACGACGGCTCTTAATCGTGATTTCACGAAGGAATTGAGTAACGCAAAGGCTGCCAATAAGGGGGCACCCACGCTGTCATTTGCTCCGCGCATCAATACGATCCTGATCGGCCCGGATCAACTGCCTGATACGGGTTACGGTGGCACAACGCAATGAAACCGGCTCAAGCGGGTCGTTCTTATGCGGTGACCTTTCCGGCGCCGATCGGCGGGTGGAATGCGCGTGATTCGTTGTCTGCCATGGCAGAAACCGATGCTGTCTATCTAACGAACTGGTTCCCAGGCACATCATCGGTAGTTCAGCGGTATGGATATACGCAGTATGCAACAGGATTTGGGCGACAGGTTGAGTCGATATTCTCCTACGCTGGCGGCTCGACAATCAAAATGTTCGGCGTTGCGGGCGGTAGTATTTACGACTGCACCGCAGGCGGAGCGGTAGGCGCGGCATCGGTAAGCGGGCTGACTAATTCGCGCTTTCAGTACATCAATGTCGCCACAAGCGGTGGCAATTTCATGCTGTGCGTGAATGGTGCGGACAAGTTGCGCGGTTATACGGGGGCGGCGTGGTACGCAGATGGAGATGGTACACACGACATCACCAGCCTCGACACATCAACGATTGCGGGTATTAACCTGCACAAAAATCGCGTTTGGCTGATTCCAAATAATTCGCTCAACGCTTATTACTTACCGACTTCTTCCATTGCTGGAGCGGCGGCGGCATTTCCTTTGCAAGGAGTTGCGCGACTTGGCGGCTATCTGGTAGCTATGGGCACATGGACCATGGACGCCGGCTATGGCGTGGATGACATGGCCGCATTTGTCACGAGTCGCGGCGAGGTAATTGTTTATGCCGGGACCGACCCATCCAATGCGTCGACATGGTCACTCGTCGGCGTGTGGCATCTCGGTTCGCCGATTGGGCGCCGCTGCATGTGCAAGTTCGGCGGCGATCTTTTGTTGATTACGCAGGACGGCGTGTCCCCAATGTCAACAGCACTCCAGTCCGACCGATTGGACCAACGAGCGGAATTGACCAACAAGATTCAAAAGGCAATCTCGGATGCCGTCACGAATTACGGCAGCAACTTCGGATGGCAATTGATCGCCTTTCCAAAACAAAATCAGCTTTACTTGAACGTCCCGCTCACTACTGGCGGATCTCAGCAGCAATACGTGATGAATACCATCACCAAATCCTGGTGCAACTTCACCGGCTGGGAGGCCAACTGCTTTGAACTGTATAACGACAACCTGTTTTTTGGTGGGAATGGATTCATAGGCCAAGCGTGGAACGGTCTTTCGGATAACGGCAGTTCCATTCAAACAAACGGGAAGCAGGCATTCAATTATTGCGGCGATCCGAACGCTTACAAGCGCTGGACGCTGATGCGACCAATGCTTTTGTCGAATGGCTCGCCAACTGCGCTCTACACCATTGATGTTGATTTTCAGGATATTGACCCGACTGGCGCGCTGCAATTCTCTGGCGCGTCTTACGCCACATGGGACGGTGCGGGAGCGAGTTCTCAGTGGGACACGGCAGTGTGGGGCGGCGACTTAAGCATCATCCGGAATTGGCAGGGCGTGAACGGGATGGGCAATTGTGTTTCCCCGCGTATCAAAACCGGGTCGATGAATATTCAGATTGAGTGGATTAACACAGAATTGGTTATGGAAAAGGGCGGCATTCTCTAGGAACAGTCATGGCAGACCAATACTATCAAACCGGCAATCCATACGCTGATTTCTTCCAGCGCCAAAACTTCACGAATGCGCCACAAAGCGCCCTTCAATCATCCGCAAATCAATTCGCCTCGGCAGAAGGACTTGGCGCGCCCGTACTCACCGATGCATATACGGGGAATGCCGTTCAAAGCCCATATCAGAGTGGCACGACAAACTATGGCGGGTCGAGGCTTTTCGGTATTGGCAGCTTCCCCATGGGAAGCAATGGAATACCAGATTATGCGGCATTGGCGGACAAGCAGGCACAGGCCAATCTGCAAAACGCACAGACGCAAAGCAACCTTAATAATCCCAATTACTATACGCCGGCCGGATCTCAAGTCAGGACAATGAATCCTGATGGGACGTATAGCGTCACTCAAACGCTCAATCCGCAGTTGCAGCAGAACTACGATGCGCAGAACCGGCTGCAAGGGCAATTATTGGATCGAGCTGGAAGCTTGGCAGGAAATACGCTGAATTTCGGAGGCGCGCCAGCAGCACCGACGTTTGATACCAGCCATGTTCCTGGCCTGCCAACACCGGACGCCAATGATCTGAATACCGTTCGAGATTCCGTCTATCGGCAGGAAACGCAATATCTAGATCCACAATTTCAGCAACGTGAAAGCGACCTGAAGAGCCAGCTTGCCAATCAGGGCATCATGCCTGGTTCGGAAGCCTACGACCGCGAGATGAACAATTTCAATCTTGCGAAGCAAAAGGCTTATGGCGATGCTCGCGACAGCGCTATTCAGGCTGGAGGCCAAGAGCAGTCGCGTCTTTTCGGTCTCGGTTTGAACGCAAACCAAGCTGGCATGAACAATGCCATCGCAGGCTTTAATACGGGTATGCAAGGACGGCAAGAGGGCGTCGCGGAAGCCACCGCACTTCACAATGCGCCGCTTAATGATCTGTCGGTTTTGCGTGGTGGTCCGCAAGTGACGCTACCGAGTTTTCCCGGCCAAATCGGAACAAGCATTCCGGGCGTCGATTACATGAACGCCGCCAATCTTGGCTACAACTCTAACCTCGCGCAGCAGAACGCGAATAATGCAAAGAGCACGAATTTCACAAATGGTCTATTTGGATTGGGCTCGGCAGCGCTACAGGGTGGCTTATTTAACAACCTAGGAAACTTGTTTAGCGGCACCAGTGGATACAACAACTGGCTTGGGAATAACGCTGGCGTGTTGAATTCTACTGGCCTATCGCCTAACGATTTGGCCTCAGCGTTCTAAGGAAATATCATGCCGACCGCAGACGAATTGGCGATGCTCCAGAAATATGGAGGCAACGATTTCCAGAATCAGGATTGGAATGCCATTCTCAAGGCGATTCAAGGATTCAACCCAGATCAATATGATGGCGGCATCGTACCAGGAGGCGTGCAGGTTCCTGGATTCGGCATGTCCGCTCCCGGTGCCGGCGGCTGGGTCATGGATGAATACCAACCAGGCAATGGCCTCACGCAACTGACGCGCTTTGCAAGCAACCAAAGTGGCGCGACTGATGGAAATGGCCGTTACGATACCGTCACGCTTGATGCTAATGGCAAGCCGACGCAGCAATGGCAGCAAATGAACTCCACCGGAGATCATGGTGGAATTTTCTCAAACATCGTGCCGATCTTGGGCGCTGTTTTGGCTGGTCAGGGTTTGTCTACTGCTTTTAGTGGCACTGGAGCTGCCGGAGCAGATGCTGGCGCTGGAGCTGCTGAGACAGCAGGCTATGCAATCCCAACATCAGAAGAGTTGGCGGCGGCTGGTTTTGGTGATGGCACTGGGGTAGGTCTAACCGGCGCTGGGGGAATTGGTGCCGCATCCTCTGTGGCTGAGGCGCTCGGTTCGGGCGCCTATACAGATTTAGGATACGCAGGACTTGATGGCGCGCTTTCTCCCGGCATATCTGATTTTTTTAAGTCTGCTGTAACTCCTAGCAATATCGCCAAACTTGTGACGGCACTAAAGGGGAGTGGCGGGCAGTCTGGAGGCGGTCTTTCGATTGCTGGCGGCGGCGGCGGGGTAGGTGGCGTGTTCAATCAGGCCGCCAACGAAACTCCCGGCATGATTGCGCCTGCTGCGCAGCCACAATCCGCGCAGCAACAGCAGATCGCGCAAGCGCTCCTTCTTGGCGATTCGCAGCCTAAATTTAGTCAAGTAGAATTTTCTCCAATGTACAAGCTTGCACAGGCGCTACAGGACACATGATCATGGCGGATTTTCTTCAAGATGGTTCTCCCATGTCCCCGATGGAGTTGCAAATCGCGCAGCAAGCCATCGATAGGCAGCGCCAGATTGCGCAATACTTGCAGCAGTCGTCGCTGCAATCGCCGGAAGGCCAGATGGTCAGCGGCCATTATGTCGCGCCGAGCCCGACCCAATATCTTGCCAAACTCGCGGCTGGTTTGATCGGAAAGAACCAACAGGGCGAACTCGACCAGAAGCAAATGGATGTCGCACGTCAGTACAACAATAATCTTATGGGATTGGCGCAGTCACTGATTGGTGGTGGTCAGCCTCAAGTGAATCCGCAACCAACGCAAGGCGACGTTTCAAATGCCGCTTTGTCAATTGGTGCAAAAAATGGAAGCGTAGGCCCGACAGTGGACAACGCTGCCCGCATGGATGCGATTAATCAGCAATTGCCGCAACAGCAGCCTGCGCCACAACCCGTAACCAATCCTCTTTTCAGGGGCGTCGCGCCGCAAGAATTGGCGAGTTTCTTGCAAGCGCCTGATAGTGCTCTCGGCAAAATCACTATGGTGAAATTGCAGACGAATGCGAAAGCCATGGAGCCGACCGATCTCATCAAGACGATGATGGCGGCTGGTGTTGACCCGCGATCGCCACAAGGTCAGCAGATCCTGCAAGGTAACATCGCCAAGACGAATTACATTGCGCCGATCAATGCCCGCGAAGGCAGCACGATCCTTGATCCGCGTACTAACCTCCCTATTTTCAATGCCCCGAACAAGGAGGGTTTCCAGTACACGTTTGACGGGAATGGCAACGCATCTGCCAGACAGATTCCAGGCGCGGCTGAAGCGATTGGCGCAACAGAAGAGGCAAAGGCTGGTGCTAAGGCTAATTACCAAGTGCAAGCCGGTGTAGACGCCAATGGCAATCCCATCTTTACTACCGCAGGAGCAATTGCGCGTGGTCCTGCGTCCGGCAATGCATCTCAACAGAATGCGGAGCCGTTCAAAGGCGCAAATCTGCTCGCGCAGCTTCCGCCGAACGTGCGCGCTGGTATTCTCGAAAGCGCCAAGGCCGATCCAAGTGGTAAGTTCTCGCTGAATTACCAACTGCCGAACGGCCAGCGCATTGTCGGAGATATCGACCTCAATTCGCCTGATGGCACACCTAAAAATTCAACATCGAGCGCAGTCAATGTCGGGGCTGTTCGACCAGCTCCGGTACCAGGTTACGTGAAGGGCCAAGAGGATTTGCAGGGTGATCTTACTCAAAAGTGGAAGCCGCTCAATGAGTTGAATTCGCAGGCTCAAGTCACAAGTTCCTATCTCCAAAACATCAAGGGCCTTGCAAATAAGGCCGCTGTTGGCCCAATGTCAGACAAGATCGATTACGTGAACGGATTGCTTACAGTTGCAGGCATTAGTGATCGCGCCAAGGATGCCGTCACTGCAAACGATTTGCTGGACAAATATTCAAATCAAATCGTGTCGCGCCTTGGAACTGGTGGTCTTGGAACTGATGCCGCACGCGCCATTTTGCAATCCGCTTATCCGAATGCCCATATGACCAAAGAGGCCATCAACGAAGCTGCGGACAATCTCATTGGCGCTAACGAGATGGTGAAGGCAAAGGCCAAGCTACTTCAACCATCTTATATGGCGCGTGATCCGCAAGCCTATTCGCAAAAGGAACTTATCTTTGATCAAAATGCTGATCCGCGTATTTGGCAGTACAAGAATCTTGTTCCGGGTTCACCGCAAGCAAAAGCATTTGCATCGTCTGTGATGAAGCAAGATCCAGAATTTGTACAGAAGATCAAGGCACTTGAGGGAATTGGAGCGCTGTAATGGGCATCGCAGATCAATTTTTGCAAGATGCAGCGCAGCCAAAAATGGGGCGATCTTCAGTCGCAGATCAATTTGCCGCAGACTCGCAAATAACAACAAAGCCAACAGCCTCAGGCGCCGCAATTGACTTGCGCTCAATGCCAGACACTCAATTACACGCACTGGCGATAAGTTCCGCGCCAGGGTCGCAGGCTGCTCGCGATGAAGAGTCGCGTAGAGGTATGAATTGGGCAACTGATAACATAGGAAATATGGTTTATGGCGCTGCAAAAGGAGCGGCTGATCTAGTCCAAGCTCCGGCGCAACTTGCCGCCCATGGTGTTAATTCCCTTATTCAATGGCTGCCATCTGTCGGCCCAATTAAGAACCTGCAGACCTCCTCAAATAATGCCATCAACTCTATTGACGACTACCTTAAAAGGCAAGAGGAACAATATCAGGCCGACACCAAAGGATATACCGGGGCTGGAGTTGGTAGAGTTGCGGCTGGCGTTGCACCTTTTTTGCTGAGTGCTGGCGCAACTGGAGCACCCCAAGCATCTTCTGTTGTAGCTGCAACTGGAATAGCCCCTAAAGTGCTTGGTGCCGCAAAAACTGCTGGTCAGGGGGCTGCTTATGGTGTTTTGACTCAGCCTGCTACAAACGTTACTCAAAATCCCGATGGAAGCAACAGTTTTTATGCTGACAAAACAAAGCAGGCTATCGCCGGTTCTCTGTCCGCATTGGCTGGAAAAGCGATTGGAAATGTCGCCGCTAAAGTCATTAACCCCGAAACATCGGCAGATGCAAAGTTGTTGCTGGACGAAGGCGTAAATCTCACGCCTGGCCAAATTCTTGGCGGCGGCTTCAAGCGTGTGGAAGATGGTAGTACAAGCGTGCCGGTGCTTGGAGACATGGTTAAAAACGCCCAGCGTCGCGCGTTGAATGACTTCAATACTGCGGCATTGAATCGATCTGGTGTAAATGTAGCAGAGGGCGGTCAAGAAGGGCTTGCAGAAGCACGAAAATATTTTAATACCCAATATAACAACGTGTTGGGTCAAATGTCGCATTCTCCAGACCAGCAATTTGAGCGCGATGTAATCGCGGCAGCTCAAAATAATCAAGTTTCCCCGGAAGGAATGCAAGACATCCTTGCGACGATCAAGCAGCAGTATGTTCCCAAGTTTCAAAACGGTCCAAATGGCGCGTTGATGTCTGGAAATGACATTAAAGCGTTTGACCGTCAGCTTCGGATTAATTCGGAATCATTTTCACGTTCGCAAGATCCTATGGATCAGCGACTAGGACAAGCCTACGGCGATATTCGGGATGCTTTCAACGATAGTCTGAAGCGACAAAATCAGGGCGGCTTGGCTGATGCCCTAAATGATTTGGATTCTCAATTTGCTTCATTCGCCCAATATCGAAATGCGGCCACAAGCGCAACAGCACTTAAACGTGATGGAATCGTTACTCCGTCTGAATATATGGCTGCAGTTGCGAGGGGTGCCAAGCGTAGCGGTAGATTGAATGATTTGGCTCAGGGCGATGCACTGAACCAGGATTTGGCTAGCGCAGCTAATAATGTATTAGGGAATACTGTTCCAGATTCAGGAACACCATTTCGGCATGCGATCCAAGCGGGTGGCGCAGCACTTCTTGGCCATTCTGTATTACCACCTCAAGCAGCGGCTATGGTTCCATTGCTAGGAACTGGGGTACTGGCAGCGAGTGCGCCGTACACTACATTGGGGCAAAAGATTGCTGCAGCTCTACTTGCGAAAAGGCCCGATGTCGCGGCTCCTATCGCCGATGCTGTAAGAACGGGTGCTCCGTTTGTTGGCGCGGGCGTCTCGCCACTTCTGCTTCAAGCGCTGAAAGATCAGTCGAACTAATGGCCAGATTCCGATAATGAAACCGCCGGCAGCGATACGCCACGCTTCGTTATTGTCCATGTAATACCCCATGGGCCGCCGAGAGCGGCTTTTTTCATACGTCGTGAGACGCTAGGAGATTATTTATTCCGGTGCGGGTTGCCGGGCTTGCCGATTGGGTAGATAAGATCCTCAATCGGTATTTTTTTGCCGTGATACAGATACCGATCCCAAGCGGCTTTACATGTTCTGCATGTGCGATTGCCGTTGTATGTGTATGTATTTTCGGGTGTGTATTCATGACCGCGTTTGCAGTGCGTCATGTTTCGCTTCATTTGAGCATGAGAATTAACTGCCTTTGATATATCGAACCGTGAATTCAGCGTTTGTTCGCGGCGAGTAGACCACCTGCAGTTAGATGGTTCGTAGTTGCCATCGTTGTTTATGCGATCCAAGGTCATGCCATCGGGGCGAGGCCCCATGTCTGACAAAAAATTCGCAAATCCTGCACCGCGAGGATTTGTCGTTCTCCAGCGCTCACACACCGAAATTCCTCGACCGCCCCAATTTTTATAGTCGGGGCGATTTGGATTTTCGCAGCGTTGAATCATGTTTGCCCAAGTGTAATACAGAGGATGAACGTTTCTATCAGCCATACAAGCACCCTGAGATGGTCCATGAAAGACAGATTGTAACAGCAATAACAGGATTAAACGTGATGAAGCGAACTTATTTTGAGGTGATATTTTGAGTAGAAATGGATCGGGAACGTACAGCCTCTATCCCGGCGTCAATCCTTGCGTGACCGGCACTACGATTACTAGCGCATGGGCCAACAACACATTAGGGGACTTGGCGGCCGCCATGACGGCGTCCATCGCCAATGATGGCCAGACGCCCATTCTAGCAAATTTGCCGATGTCTACCTATCGGCATACGGGGGTGGGGAATGCTGTTGCCAGGACGGACTACGCCGCAGCGGGGCAGGTTCAGGACGGCTCGTTTATGTGGGGCGGTACGGCCGGTGGCACGGCCGATGCGCTGACGTTGACGGTCACGCCCGCCATCACGATATATGGCGCAGGGCAATGTTTTGAATTCATTACTGGCGCCTCTCCGAATGCCACTACAACTCCCACTCTCAACGTTAGTGGCGTAGGTGCCGTCACATTCAAGAGGAAGGATGGCTCGGCTTGTGTTGCCGGTGATTTACCGGCTAACACGCGCATTCGTGTGCTTCATGATGGCGCGAACTTCCGTCTTGATAGCTATCCTGTCGCTGGCTCTACGTCCATTACCACGCTCGGCACGGTAACCACAGGCACATGGAATGGCTCTGTAATCGCTGGCCAATACGGCGGCACTGGTGTGGCTAACACAGGCAAGACGATCACCCTCGGCGGAAATCTCACCACCTCCGGCGCATTCGCATCGACCTTCACGATGACGAATACGACTAACGTTACTTTCCCGACTAGCGGGACACTTGTCGCTGGCGGCTCTATAACGACATCTGGGCTAACCCAAAATACGTCCAGGCTGCTTGGGCGCACAACAGCATCGAGCGGAGCAATTGAAGAGATTACTGTCGGTACTGGCTTAAGTTTATCCGCTGGAACGCTCACCAGTACCTCAGCATCCGGACTGACATTACTGGCAACGCTTACGCCGACTGCGGCAGCCGCCGTGAATTCACTTAATTCGTTTTCCTCAACTTATGACAATTATTTGATTCTTGGGGATGGGATTCTTCCGGCTGCGGATGACACATTGTGGCTGCGATTGGCGACTGGCGGCGCGCTCGATTCTGGCTCTAACTACTCTGCATTGGGCGCAGATGCTGCGAGCGTAACCACGACGGATACAAAGGTCGCTATTAACACAGCAGTTACAACGACTGCTGGTAAGGGGTCTAGTTTTATCGTCAATATATGCAATGCGAATGACGCCACCAACTTGAAGATGGTCAGTCGAACTACCGTCACTCAAAGCGCTGCGACTCCTGCCTGGACGGCCAGCACAAGAACATTTGCTTATTTTGCAGCTAATACCGTCTCGGGAATTGGCTTTCTTTGGGGTTCGGGGTCTAACTTTAGCGCGACTGGAAAGATCCGAATCTATGGCTATCAAAATTCGTGAGATCAACCATGACAGACAAAATTTGCTATTGGGATGACGAGGCCGAAGAACAGCGCGAGCGGGATGCTACACCGGAAGAGCAGGCAGAAATTGATGAGCGAAGAGCTAGCGCTGCTGCGAATGCGGCAATTGAGGCAAAAAACATTATTCTCGCGCAGATTGATGATCTTGAGCGCAATGCGTTGGAAAATCGCGGATCGCGTGAATTGCATATGCGATTGATGGAGCGTGAAGCGATAGCAGAAGCTGCTGCGCTTTCTACACCAGATGCACTGGTCACAGCCGATCAGGTTCTCGCACGCGTTCCGTATTACGCGAAGCTAAAGGCACTGGACGATCAAATCGCCACGCTCAGGGCGCAGCTATGATTGCCGTGCTTCTGAGTCCACTGTCGATCCTGATCCTGTGGATTCTGTACCTCGCCACGATGAACTTGAAACGTGCGAATGACAGGCAGGAATTGACCGGCATCGTTCGCTTTCTTGCCTATGTCATCAAGTACACCGGGCTCGCCTTCGATGCGTACTGCAATCTCGTCTGGATGACGATTCTGTTTCTTGAGATACCTCGCGAGTGGCTGGTGACGGATCGCGTCTCACGCAAGAAGAAAGAAGGTAATCGCGTCGCCATCTGGATGTGCGAGCAACTTCTCGATCCGTTCGACCCATCTGGTTGTCACTGCCGATAACGAATATTCATGCAACTAGAACCGCCTTCAAGGCGGTTTTTTTATGTCCGGAGGACTCTTGAACATCACAAGCGTATCGCTGCAGCAGTTCATTGGCCCGATCCGCGACCAAGGGGCGATCGGTGAATGCGCCGAAGAGACGGCCGTTGATGCCATGGCGCTGATTGGCAAGGAAATGCATCTGCCAATTCCGGAGTTGTCGTCGCTGTACCTGTATGCGAACACGCGCACGGCGCAGGGGACATTTGATACGGATTCAGGAACCGTCCCGAGCATCATGCTGGACCAGATGAAACTCGGCATGGCACCGCAATCGGCATGGTCCGACGATCCGTCCAACTTGTACGTGCGTCCGACTGCTGATGCGCAGTCTGCTGCCACTATCAAAATCACCGGCTGGCACATGGTTGAGGCGATCCACTCGCCGGCCATGCTTGCCGCGAATGCCAAGATGTATCTGGACCAAGGTCGTCCGATCCTGTTTGGTTTCGAGGCGCACCAAGGCATCATGGATGAGGCCAGCCAACACACCTTCGATGCCCAGACTGGACACATCTATGATGGCGTCAATTACGGCGGTCACATGACGTTGTTAATCGCTGCGAGCGACGCTCTAGGCGATGGGTATGGTGGTGTCAACGGCAGCCACGGCGGCGGCATCATGCAGAACTCGTGGGGCATGACCGGAGTGAACGGCCTGTACGAGGTTGCGTGGGATGCCATCGGCCCGCAACTAGATGGCCACATCGATCTCTCACTATGCATGTACGTCATCGACGGCATTGAGGTCAACGGCGTGCAGCATAACCTAGTCTGGACCGCTGACAGGATGACGGTCACGCAGGGTTACGTGGCGCTGCTCAACCGTGCCTGCGATACATCGGGCCTCGACTGGTGGGCCAACCAGCATCTGCCAGCGGGGACGCTCTACGACCATCTGCTGGCCAGCGCAGAAGAGCAGGCCATCTACGGCAATCTCAGCAATGCGCAGTTCATCGACAATGTCTATATCAACGCCCTAGGACGCGCTCCGGGAACGGACGTTGAAGGCCGCGCATTCTGGACCAACTCCATTACTGCCACGCACACGCGCGGCGCCACGCTGGCCGAGATCCTGTCCATTACCGCAGCCTACGTAGACGGCTCAAATCCCGCCTACGACGCAGATTGTAGACATTCCCGCGATCTGCTGGCCGACAAGGTTGACGTGGCCATGCACGCGGCCGTCACCTACGGCACCGATAACGTCGCGATCGACAAGGTAGCACTCATCGGGGTAACGGATCAGTACGCCTCCGTTGCAGTGGCAAACCAGAATTTGTACAACTCACTTGGCTAAAAAATGGACATCGTACAGCGCGGAACGGAGGCGGCAGTGAGCAAAGCAGCGACCACAGCAACATATGCAGGATCTTCCGGAGCGGTCATTTTCGGGCTGTCCACGTCCGAATGGTCGGTGGTTGGCGTGATCGGTGGTCTGATCATCGCCTTTCTTGGATTTGTCGTGAATGTCTATTTTAAGCGTCAGCACTTGCTGCTCGCTAAAAAGGCAATGCACGCAGATGCGGATGAATAATATGAAACGAATTCGAAAAATCAGTCGGCGTGTCCACAAGACCTCCTTGCTTGGGTTGCTTGGCGGCGTCGCGTACGAGTTCATCCCCAACATGCAGGGCATATTGCCGACATGGTGGTATCTCGGAATCTTCGGCGTGATCCTCGTCCTGCATGCGATTCAGGAGCAGGACCATGGCGCTGAGTGAGCAGAACCGCAAGCGGGCCGCTGCGGCAGCGATAGCAACAGCAATCGCCATTCCGGCAGAAGGGCTGCGCCAATATGCCTACGACGATACGACCGGCCTGCTGACGGTGTGCTATGGCTCCACGACGCATGTTGAGCGCGGCAAGCGTTACAGCATGGACGAATGCCGGCAGAGGCTAAACGCCGATATGCAATTGGCTGTGATCCAGGTGGAGCGGTGCAATCCTCCGTTGCCCGATGATGTGTTGGCGGCTTTTTCTGACGCCGTCTACAACATGGGGCCGAAAGTCGCCTGTGATTCAACGGCGCATCGATACCTGCAGGCTGGCAGGTTTAGAGATGCGTGCAATGAGCTTTTAAATTGGTCTGGTGCGCATGTTGGAGGAGTATACATAAAACTGCCAGGCCTCATAAAACGTAGAAATACTGAGAGAGATATTTGCATTCGTGGGTTGAGTTAATGATCTTTCTTTGTTACCCAAATACCCTTTGGTGTCATGAGCGCAGATTCCATTGTCCATCCTTTGCTAAGTCTCAGGCGTAAAAGTGAATTAGAAATTCCATATTCTTTTGCCCAATGCGATATGCACTGAGTCTTCCCCGCATACTCAATAAGGACTTGCCCAGTTTTTCTGGTCCTATTTCCAACACGTGGGATTGTGTTCATAGCCTGCTCTACGCTCCAGCCGTTTCGCAAGCGCCACGCCAGATTGCTAGCATCAAGACCAACCTCTTTTGCCCATGCAGAGACGTTCTGGGTGCGTCCCTGAAAGGTGATATTGACATTAGAGCGTATGTTCGATTGCTGGGTTTTAGGGGTGGCCCATCGACAATTTTCTTTGGTGTAGCCAAGATCCCCATTGATTCTATCAATTGTAGTACCAGCAGGACGTTCGCCCATATCGAAAAGGAAGTTCTGAAATGATTCTATCCATCGCTCACAGACAGTGATACCCCTCCCTCCATAAGAGGGGTATTTCGGATGAGTCTTTCTCCGGCACCTAGAAAGCATACTTTGATAGGATGAATAGGTTGGGCTTTGCGAATTTTTTGTGGTGTGTCCGTGCTTCTTAGGCATGCTGACCTCCTAGCGTGTAATTAGTTAATTGTACGCACAAAGCCAACTGGACTCAAGGCAAGCATTAACGACGTAATGGCGCCCTGCCGGGGCTGGTAAAGAGCCGGGAGGCCGAGCGGCAAATCTGCCTGAAAGGATTGTCATGAACGGAAAACGAATCTACGGCTATGCGGGTATTGGTTTGCCGAATCCCGGCGAGTACGGCAAAGATGAGCGAGACGGCCATTGGTTCTGTGTTGCGCCGAATGGTATGCATGGAAACCTTCGCGCTCATGACGTAGTTGAACATGATGACGGAACAATCACCGTTTCACCATCAATACTCATAACACAGCCAAACGTCGGACAATGGCACGGATACCTTGAGCGCGGCGTATGGCGCGAGTGCTGACCTGATTCGCAATACCACAGCCGTGCTGTCCTAGCGACTGACCAAAAGGGAAGGGCGTATCTGTTTAGGAGAAGTGTAATGACTATCGCTCTCATCATTGCTGCGCTTGTATTTCTTGGTTTGGCAATTTTCTTGTTTGTATTCAGCGTAGGGGTGGCCTCTGATCCGGAAGGCCGGGGAGGCAGTATTGCGCTGGGTGGGCTCATCGCGGCTGGTTTATGCGTTGTTTTCAGTTGTATCTGCACGGTATTCTTTGTGCGAGCTTTGCTTCATTGAAGGAGGTGGTCATGCGTAATTTCATTCTCGGCGTGCTGGTGACGCTTTCAATTTCCGCAATTGCCGTCACCGACAATCCGGACGGATCGGTGCTCTTCACGCGCGAAGAGGCCACCAATCTGCTGGAAAATTTCCAGCGCATGGATGCTCAGATCGAGCAAGACGAGAAGGACAAAGCGACAGCATTGCGCGTGCTCCAGAACATGCAGCGGTACATCGATGCCTTGGAGAAGAAGTGCCATCCGAAGGAGATTGAATCGTGAATCCGCTTACGCTGCCTTGGAAGCTGATTGCCGAGATCGTCGCAGCATTGGCGCTCTTCGCCGCAATCACCTTCGGCATTCACCGGTTCCTTGAATATGAGCAGAACATCGGCTATCAGCGCGCTGTGGCGGAATATACGGCGAAGGCTCTGGAAGCCGAGAAAGCCGCAAGAATCAAGGAAGCAGCAGACCAACAACGCCTACAGGAGGCGCAAAATGCATATGCAAAAGCTCAAGAAATTATTCGCGGCCTTACCGCTGCTAATGTCGCTGCTGCTAATGGGTTGCGCGACACGGCCGCAAATATCAACAGTCACTTGTCCGACTTTTCCGCCGATGCCTTACGTGACCTCGCCAGAACCTACCGGGACATTCTTGGGGAGTGCACAGCAAGACGAGATGAACTGGCAGCAAAGACTGAAAGCATCAACGAAGAAAAGCGGAAATTGATATCAGCTTGGCCTAAATAGTACAGCCAGCGTGCAGTTTTCTTTTTTCAAAAAGATATGCTTCATTGCTTCCTTCCCTCCCGGATAATCAACAACGGGATGGCGCCGAACAGGAACCATCCTTTGTAAGTGAAATAGCAGCGGCCATCCACCCTTTTGCCATACCATTCTTTCACGACGATCATCTCTTCCTCCAATTCCTCCAGCACCATTCGGCGGCACGCCAGAACGACTCCCAGCGGCCGAGATCGCGGATGATGTGCTGCCCCTGACGATAAAACCGGAACCAGGCGCGGAAGTTCTCAAAAGTGCGCATCTCTACTCCTGTTTCTCAGGTGCTGCCGCCATCTCACCATCGTCCTTGCCTGCGGTGGAGAATGGCTCCCACATCGCTTGCATGTGCTGCCAGTATCCGCGCAGATATTCGATCACGGCAGGCTCGTCAGCTCGGCACACCTCAACAATGCTGGTGGAGTGGAATCCTTTCCGCTGATGCATGAAGAACATGCCAAGTCTACCGTTCCTGTAGTAGTCATCTCCGGTGTAGGTTGACTCGCCAGTGTCGCCGTCCGTTTCATCCCAATCCCACCGGAACATGAAGTTATAGTCCTTGTCCGCATCGCCCATCTCAGACAGGAAATCGGCCCACGACTTGAACTCATGGATCGTTTTGTAATTCGACTGACTGCTGAAAAAATTGCCCTCAGTGCAGTAATAAGGATGTTCGACCTCCCAAAGGTGCTTCATTCCTTCTTCTCCTTTCCTGCTACTGGCAGTGCAGCTTCGATAGCGGCGCGGTAAGCCGACTTGGCAGCATCGATTTCAACACTACATGGTTCGCGATGGTTTGCAGGAGGTCCGCCATTGAGGAATATCCCCAGACTAGCCAGCGCAGCAGATCGAAGCATCTCCGCCGTCGGCTCCTTCGGCACAAGCACGAACCCATCGGGGATGCTGGTTATCGCATGCTTGGACTTCCATTCTTTGGAAACGAACCAGACTGGCACAATGCGCGCTTCGTTCTTGCATTCAGCATCGCTGAAAGTAATGCCCCATGGCACCCCGGTTTTGTACATGTAGGCATCAGGACGATCATCGAAGTCCGGGGCGCCATCCTCTTGCAATGCGCAGCTCTTCGCCTCTAGCCCGAATTCTTCCTTCAGGCGATTGATTTCAGTGCTGGTGTCGAGCGCTTCTTTCTGCATCTCCGAAAGCGCCTTCCACTGATGTGCTCGTTCCTCCGCCTCTACCAGCCGATCAATCAGCGCAAGGATGACGTCAGGTGATGCGGCAGCGATGTATTCCCTATCTTCCGCAATAAGGGCCTCTCGTTCGCTGCTAGCGGTTTCCAGCATCAAGCGATCTGTTGCATAAAACCACTTGCCGAATTGTTTCGCCGCCTCCGCCTTCCTGCGCAGCTCTTGCAGGTCAACTTGTAAGGAATCCTTAATAGTTGGCTGGCATCCTGTAGCCGCAAGCGCAGTTGACGTAGAGGCCAATGCATCCATCATGTCAGCAAACTGAGCACCCCAATCAGTGCCGGCGCGATTCTTCGCGACCACGACATTGTTTAGTTTCGTCAGCGCTTCCCGCAGCAGGGCGATTTGTTGGGATGGAGTCATGGCAAGTCCTTATTCTGCGCGGACAAATACACGGTGCTGCCCAGCTGTTCCAGAAGAAATCTCGCGGATTTCTCCTCGCTCAACAAGATAATCAAGCGCGGCAAGCATCGTCCAAGTATCTCCAATAACACCCCTCCAAGAGGCATCCGCTCTGAATGCACCTGCGGTGTTAAGTAGTCGATTGACGTTGTCCCGAATAATGATCAACATATCCGCACCGGACTCGGTGAATAGCTTTTCGCGTTCGCGTTGATATTCATAGCTCACTTCCGCTCTCCTTGCGCCGCAATGGCGGCAAGATCATCTGGAATGCTGCGAATCCTGTCTGACAGTGCGTTTAGCGTGTCCGCTGCATTGGGATCTTTGAAGCGATACGTTTTCCCATCTGACGCCTGGATCGGACGTGGTGTCGTAAGCGCGTGGATTCGGCACAGTATTTGGACGACACGGTCGGCTTTCTCGCGCGCCGCCATCAGTTCATGCTGCCGGATCTCCGCATCCTTCATCGCCTCTGCCAGCTTGGCTTCGAGTTCGGCGATGCGGTCTTTCAATGGCTGTGCGTCTTCAGGATATTTAAATCCCGCATATCCGGTTGATCCAGTACCTTCGCAGTATGGGCAATCATAGTCGCGCAATTCGTCGGTCATAATTCCCCCTTTATTGCTCGCAATGCGACATTGGCCACGCTTCCATCGTCGCTCAACCCATCGGCGTAGAATTGCAGCGCCTTGCGAAGCGTTTCGATGTTGGCTTGCGCTTCAGCATTCTGGCGCTCCAACTCTTCGATGCGGTCGGCGGCGAGCCTCATGCAGTCGGCATAGTCGTTATGGCTATATCCAGGATTCGATGCATAGCCGTGCAGTTCTGACTTTATGTTCATATTTCCTCCTGCTTGACGACGTAACCGTTCCAAGCACGAGCCGCCGCCTCTCTCGGCCACGTCTTGCCGACCTTCCTGCTAACGGCGTAACTTGGACCAGTTGCGCCGCAGTTATCGCATGCACCAAGAAACAATCCGCTTCCGTAGCGATTCTCAACATGAACATCCGTTGAATGGCAAAACGGGCAAGGGCGTAGTTTTTCGTCGCTCATTTGGCATCCTCCTGTGCTGGCGGTGTGTCGCTCTTTTCGCTGTTCAGCGACACATTCGGCTGAAATGTCGCTGCTGCAAACACATCTTCCTGTGCTGGCTGGACCATTTTGTCGGTGCCATCAATATGGTCTTGTACCATTCCGAGCGATGGCTCGATATGGTCTGGCGGTGTGGTGGCGCGGGTGAGAAGGGCGTTTGCAAAAAGGCGTAGCACGCTGATATTTTCGTCGCCTTTCATGGCCTCTTTCCATGCTGATGAAAGTTCCTCTTCGCTCACCTCGCGCACTTGAGGGGAGGCGTAGAGCGGCGTTCCAATCGGCACATCTTTTTTCAGTTTCAGCGCCAACGACGATGCTGGCCCATACTCAATGACAACAGCCACCGGCTCACCATCCTTCGGCTCCGCTGCCTGCTGGCTGAGAGCGGCAAGGGCGGTAATTGCACATTCAACTTTTGCCAATGCTTGGCACTTGGGACAGTTGGACTCAACGTCTGGATTATGCAAGTCTTCCAATATCGATTTAGCGCACTCCAGCGCCTCGCGCACTTGTTCAGTTGGGCTCATGGTTGTTCCTTCGATGTGATGGCTGCGCGGACAGCAGCTTCCAGTGCTTTTCGCTTTGCGTCAGGATTTGCGGCAGAGTCGGTGAAATAGCTTTCATTCGCGCCGTGGAAGTCTTGCGCATAGTCGTCCGCCAAGTTCATGATGTTGTCGACCGCATCCTTGCTCCCGCCTGCCTCTACTTCCTTATCAAGCATCCTCGGGCGGTCGCCAAAAGCGTTAGCACGAAACTGCCATTTGCCATCAGGGCGACGTTCGATCGCGAGTTCGACGCCGCTAGGATTGACCACCAGTAGTTCAAGATTCTCTGCTTCCTTGGTGGCGGCAGATTTAAACGACACAGGGCACTCTGGGCGCTTGCACCATTTCTCACAGTGGCCGTGCTCTGTTCCGTCATCTGCTTCCATCTGACAGCCGAACACAGCAACCTCCGCGTCGGGAATATCCTTGTTGCGGGCGTGCTCGCGAGCGCTGCATGGCTTGTTGCTTGCCATGTCGCCGCCGCAAAAGCCGCATGTTTCGCTGCCAGGCTTCTCGGATTGATGGCCTAGATGCGCCGTTCTCGGATCGTCCTTCTCGGCATCCTGGCTATCTGCTTGATCTGCTTGGGCGGCGTGGACCTGCTTGTGCAGCGCATCGTAATTGGCGTATAGCTTCGCCACATCGCGCAGGGCCGGTGTGTCGTAATCGGGATGGATTGGATCGCCCGCCTTCCAGTGGCCGAGCGCGGCAGTCGAAATGCCCGCCATCTGCATGCGATATTGTTCGATGCCGTTCAAATCAGTTGGCGCTTGAGCTGCGAGCAGGGATAGCACGAAGTCCCGAAGCTCGTCGTTGGCGGCGCCCGCTTTTTCGCATAGCTCGTCATAACTGGCCATATTTGCGCCCGTTGGAATGGGATGAGCGCCGCATGCGTAGCCTAGATTGACAACCTTGTTGATGAGCCGATCAAGTTCCGCACGAATCGCGGGTTCGTCCGTCACCTGCGCTGGCTGTGGTGTGCTCAATTCAGCGGACAGAAACGGCAACACATCAGCATGAACCAGCTTTTGTGCATATAGGTTATCTAATGCCTTTGTGACCGCGGCATCATCGAAGCGCCTCGCATCAGCTGCCAGCACACCAACAACTTGGTAGGCTTCAGCGCAGAGCGTTTCAAGCTCTTCGATCCTTGCGTTTGTCGGCGTGCTTGGGGTGGAGATGCGGCGGTTCGCAACGTAAAAGCACACCAAGTCATTCCACGCGACTTGAAGACCGTCGCCGTCGAAAAGGCCGTCCTTCTTCAAAATTTGGCAAAGCAGGCCAATATCCATATCTTCAATGGGAGTTTTCCCGTTAAACATGATGGGCAGCAGTTCATCCGCACCTTGTGCGCTGGTGGGTGTGGTGGTCATTGGCCTATCTTCCGTTCTTCAATTAGGTGGACCGTTCGCATGCTCGCGTCAACAACATCCCCCTTAGTCCCGTCATGTTCGTGTACGGCCTTGGTTAGCATCTTGATCGCGTGCCTTATATACTTTGGAACCTGCCGGATTTGATCCGCTCGCTTGGCAAGGGCGTTGTGAGCTTCTTCTTGCGTGATATCGCCATGCTCCATAAGGGTCTTGATTGCCTCCACTGACCCGCGCTGCATTTCTTCGTCAAGCATGTATTCGCAACGCATCCATGCGAGTGTCTTGCGTAGATGCGTAACTTCGGCGTCTGTTAGCTGGAGCTTCACGTCTTCTCTCCCTGCGCCATCAGGGCGCGAATCTTTGCTCCTGCAACAACCGCCATTGCCGCGCATTCGGGCGTGGAATATGGCGCCGCATCGTGTCGCGACTCAAGCGGAGCGGCCAGTACGATTTCATACGCATCACCTAGCGCCGCATTCCACACTCCGCGCATTGCTTCCTTCAGCTTCGGATAAGCTTCATCTGGAAGCGCAAGCCCAAGAGTGCGCAGGGCGGATTCGTAGGTAGATTGGAAGGTCATACTTTCCTCTTCCATTCGTTGCAAGTGCCCATCTTCTTCACCGCAAATCCGCCGATGCCGCAGCGCATACTCTTCTCGTCCACGTATGAGCCGCCGAAGTATCCTTCACGCTCAACCTTGTCACTCATGAAGTGAGCGCAATTACCGCAGGTTTGCGGAATCGCCTTCGGAACATAACCCTGCTTTTCTTTTGCTTCAGATTGCTTTGACATATTCACTCTCACTATTTGGTGGAACCGACCACGCATCACCTATGCGACAAGCGCGGCGGCGGACATCAGCGCGGCGGCTCCGTTGACTCACGCACCAAGTTCAGTCAAGCGCTTCTGGATGTCTTCCTTCGACATGCCGAGCAATTCCTGCTCGTTTTTCTGATCCAGCGCGGCAACCAGTCGGGCGCGTTCAGCGGCGCGCGCTGCAGCATGCTTCGCGTCGTCGGCTTCCTTGATCTTCACGGCGATGATGTGCTTGACGATGTCCAGCTTCATCGCCAGGATAGATTGGGCTGAAGTCGGTGCCGGATTGACGAAGCTTTCCTCGGCGGTTTCTTTCAAGTCGCGGTTCACCGCCTTGGCGATGTTGTCGAGATCAAAGCCGTTTCGCGCCGTGAGCGGCAAGTCCCACAGATCCTCGGCCGATAGATCGCCACGTCCAGATGGAAAGCGCAGTTTCTGACGGGTTGCAGCTTCAAAGAGATTGGTAGTCATTTTGAATTCCTTTCAGGTTAGAAAACGACGTTGTAGACCTTACGCAGCTTGTCGCCAGCAATCGACACCAGCACCGAGTCACCTTTGGTGGACGAGAAACCGACTCCGGACAATTGCTCGTTCGTTGGCTGGCACTTCGTCTTGTCGCCGAGGATCTCGAAGACCTTGCGGTGCTTCTCCATCGCCGAGTGCAAGAACTCGTTGTAGATGCCGCGCGTCGACTCAGGATTGCGGCATCCATCAAGGATGAAGAACCAGTGCTTGTTGCCCACGGCGTTCTCGTCCCAGTAATTCGGGCTATGCATGAGCGTGTTGACCTTGGTGAATGCTTCGGTCTTGACGCCCCATTTCTCGTGACTTATACCGCCCCCCATCATCTGCGCGCTGAATTTGGCTTCGATGATCGCGCCAGCCTTTACCGTCAGCGTGCCAACTTCGATGTTTTCGCGGTTGCGCGGAGATTGCATGCACGACAATTGCGTGATGCTGCCGTTGTTCTCGATTTCAATTTCGAAGCCGACCTCATCTGTTTCGCGCTTGTTGAAGTTGTTCACGGCGATGCGATAGACGCCGTCTTGCGGTCGTCGCCATACGATGTTTTCGACCGCGTCCCGGACAAGCTTGCCGAAGCAGTTCATGTCTACGTCGAGTTCGCCATACTGGCCACGCTTGGCTCCGTAATAGATATGGTTGTGCGGGTCGATGACATGCAGATCGAGGTCATCCGTGTTGTGCCAAGAGAGCGATACGCGCAGCGGTGCCGAAACGTTCCCGCCAGCTCGCTTGACGCGCTCTTTGATGGAGTCGGTGATATTGCCGTCATACGACCATGCGAAACCGTTATCCCACTTGAACAGCCGGCGGTCGCTTGCATGCATGGGGGCCGTGATGCTCATGAAATTACCCATCTGCGTATTCTTGACGAACACCTCCATCGCCTTGGCTTTCGGCAGGATGTTTGCCATGAAGTCGTCGATGGTGATTTCTTCCGCACCCTTCACAGCATCCGCTGCGGTTTGCTGAACGGCAGCCTCCATGAGAAGCGATTCGATGCCGCCCTTCATCTTGCTCTGCGCCGACGCATCGGCCCACAGCACATTATTGACGGTCATATCAGAGAGCTTGGCGAAGCGGCGCTGCAGTGCGTCTTCGAGGCCGAGTTCCTTGATAGTCGCCATGGCGTCTTGCACCATACGTGGCGTGATAAGCGCTGTCGGGCGCTTGTAGTTGGTCGGCGCGACCT